GAAGGTGTCCAAGCTTCTCATCGAAAACAAGTCTGTGGGTATGCCAGTTGCCAGAGAGCTAAGAAGGATGTATGCAGGGAGGGATTTCGGCGTCCAGCTCGAAGACCCCGGCTCTATCGACAAGATGGCCCGTCTCTATTCGGTGCAGCATCTGTTCGAGGAAGGGTTGGTCTACTGCCCCGACAAGGCATGGGCGGATGAGGTGATCAGCCAGTGCATGCGCTTCCCGAAAGCCAAGCACGACGATTTAGTAGATACAGTTTCGATGGCTATGCGCTACTTGCGCCGTTCTGGGTTCATCCTCAGGACAGACGAGGTGGTACAGGCATACGATGATGCCCGTCAGCACGACGGTCGTCCACCGGAACCGCTTTACGGGGTGTGACATGGACGTTTGTTACGGGCTGAAGGTGCAAAAGGATGTCTGGATTGCCAGAAACCGCGAGATCAAGGGCGAAGGCATGAAGTCTCACCGGTGGACCTGTCAAACTATTGACGCCGAGAAGTTCAACAGCGCGGACACAGCCTCCTCATACATGGAAATGTATAAGCTGATGGGCTGCCATCCTGCCGTCATTCCACCATCAAACCTGCCCACCGCCCCCGAAGGCGGCACTCCAGTAGCCATCGCGGCATAGGACGAACATGGAAGACTTTGAGATTGAAATTCAGGAAGACGCGCCGACCACGGAGATGGACGAGCATGGCAACATCATGTCCATCCAGCTTCCCGACGGATCGATTGAGTTTACGATGGACGGGTCGCCGCTAGAGAAGGCTGAGAAGCCAACGCGAGAAGGCTGGTTCGATAACATCGTCGAGGATATCTCGAAGGACGAGCTGACCCGCATCGCCGAAGAACTGATGAAGGGTATCGAGGGTGATCTTAAGTCGCGTCAAGAATGGATCGAGGACCGCGCTCAGGGCATTAAGCTTCTGGGCCTTAAGGTTGAAATTCCGGGCCTCGCCGGAGCCGCTGACGGAGCGCCCGTTGAGGGTATGTCCCGCGTTCGGCACCCGCTCCTGCTCGAGGCGGTGCTACGCTTTCAAGCCAATGCCCGGTCGGAGCTATTGCCTACGGATGGCCCCGTAAAAATCCGTGAGGACAACAACAACGCGAACGATTCTTCCGACGAGTTGGCCAATGACCTTGAGAACGACCTCAACCATTACCTCACGGCCACTGCCCGAGAGTATTACCCTGATACCGACCGAATGCTCCTCATGTTGGGCTTTGGCGGGACGGCGTTCAAGAAGGTATATTTCTGTCCCCTTCGCAACCGTCCAGTTAGCGAAAGCATCGACGCCGACGACCTCATCGTCAACAACAGCGCCACCGACCTCTACAACTCGACACGCGTAACCCACCGCATCTACATGAAGCCATCGACCGTCAAGCGGATGCAAATCCTTGGCGTTTATAGCGATGTGGAACTGTCGAACGCAAAGCAGGCCAAGCTCGACGCGGCGCAGCGCGAGAAGAAGGCGCAGCAGGGCATCAGCGAGAACGAGAACGATCCCGAGGATCGTGACCGCGAAATCTACGAGTGCTATTGCGAATTGGAAATCGCAGCCTTTGAGCATCGCCGCAACGGCAAGCAAACCGGTCTGGAGATACCTTACCGCGTGACCATTGACGTCTCGTCGCGTGAAATTTTAAGCATTGTCAGGAATTATGATGAAGATACGAAGGATTTGCCGGAGCCTCGGCAGACGTTTGTTAAGTATACCTTCATACCGGGGCTGGGGTTTTATGATCTGGGTCTCCTGCACATCCTAGGCAACACGACCAATGCTTTGACCGCAGCATGGCGCGAAATGCTCGATGCTGGCATGTACGCCAACTTCCCCGGCTTCCTGTATTCCGATGCAGGTGCGCGGCAGAATACCAACATCTTCCGCATCCCTCCCGGCGGTGGTGCCCTGATCAAGACCGGCGGCGCTCCGATCTCGGACGCCGTTATGCCGCTTCCCTACAAGGATGTCGGCCCCGGCCTGATGTCGCTCGTCGAGAATATCAACCAGACTGGTATGCGTGTCGGCGGCACCGCCGAGCAGGCTGTCGGCGAGGGCAAGCAAGATGCGCCGGTGGGCACCACGATTGCGCTGATCGATCAGGCAACCAAGGTTTTGAACGCCGTTCACAAGCGCATGCATACCGCGCAGTCGGAAGAGTTCGAGCTGCTGGTCCGCTGCTTCCGCGAGAACCCTGATTCGTTTTGGCAGCAAAACAAGCGCCCGGCCCGTCAGTGGGACGAGGAAACTTTCCTCCGCGCCATCAATCAGGTGGACCTCGTACCGCAGGCCGACCCCAACACGGCCAGCCAGACCCAGCGTCTGATGAAAGTTATGGCCCTGAAGCAGTTGCAGGGTGCCAATCCGGCTCTATACGACCCGATTGCTGTAGACCGCATGGCTCTGCAGGCCATCGGCTGGTCTAATCCAGAGCAGTTCATGGTGCCCCCAGAGGCTATGGGCCAGCAAAGCAATCCAGAGGCGCAGGCCAAGATGGCTGAGATCCAAATCAAGAAGCAGGATGCTGATACGCGCCTCATGCTTGCAAAGGGCAAAGTTGCCCTTGACGGCGCTCAGCTTCACATGGACAACAACAAGGCAGGCCTTGAGGCGCATAAGACGTTCACGCAGGGTGGCGTTGTGGCTCCGTCTGACCACGAAAAACAAGTCGATGGCATCGACCTGATCATCAAGGAAAAGTTGGCCGATGCTAAGATGGCGGAAGTCAAGATCAAGGCTGCCGAGCTGGCCCAGAAGGCACAGAACGACAAGATTACTGCAGCGCTGAAGCAGGAAGACATGCTGGCAAAAGAACGCATCCAGATGATCGATCTGGCGCAGAATATCGCTGTGCATCCCGAGAGCGACCCCGCCGTCCACCAGCTACTGGGCAACGTGATCCCATCAATTACACAGGGCAAGCAAAATGGATGACGCGCTCCGCAAGCTGGTACAGTCAGTACATGTAATCCGTGGGTTACACCGTGCGGCAGGTGGGCGGGATGCGATCCCTGTCGGTGATCCAAGGCGGGATGAGTTTGAACCAAATCAAAAATACAATGGGTCAATTCCTCAGATAAAATACCTTCCGACTCATGCCATAGATCATTCTGGTATGGCGGGTGAAACGCATCGTGTAAGTGACGATGTTGCTCGTAATATGGATTTTTCCGAACCTGTTGAAGCCACAGCATTTCGCTATAACAGAAATAATGATGAGCATGATCCTAGTGTTATGCTTTCAAATGGTCATCATCGCTTGGCTGCTGCAAAGCAAACGGGTAAGCCACATTTGCCAGTTATGCTTCATGCCCGTAATGCAATGGGTCATAAGCTAAATGCTTTAAAAGCCATGTCTGATAAAATTGAACGTGGGTTATCAAACTTAGACATCACCAAGGCCGAGGGCGGCGACGTAGAAGGATACGCCACAAAGGGGGCAGTAACAGACCCCGCAATGGTTGCCCCTGTAAAGCCAGCACCCGCAACCCAGCAGCAGGCACCGTCCGGCTTCTTCGAGGTTGCGCCCGGCAAGACATATGACCCCAAGCAAAAGGCGTCATGGGAGCAGTTGCATCCTCAGGCCAAACAGGCTGTTTCCAACAAGATGATCGGCGAGTTTATCAGTCCTTGGCAACGCGCAACCGGCTATACCGGCGAAGTGCGCCCCGGCCTTGGCGGGTTTGAAGGCGACAGCAACCCAAATTACACTTTTCACCCCTATAATCCCGATCACATTGGGCCAGCTTTAAATAGCTTGGGCCACCTATTCCGTCAGGATTCCATGATGGGTGCCCATGCGCATCCATTTGAAGGCAGTTTCCCTGCTGGTGTGGTGCGCGTTCACATGCCTGCTGATGTTTCGCCGGAGCATGCCCACGAGGTTTATAAGAGCTTGCATGCGCAAGGTCTTGCCCAAGGCCATTCGACCGATCTAGGCCGTGGAACCATGGACATCATGGCCGGGTCTGGTGGTGATGATACCGTTGAACATGCAAAAGCCATAGACAAACACCTTAAGGGGCAATATGATGTGTCCTCTTATCCTACCAATATTTCATTTCCAGAACATGGGACAAATTATGGCATATCTGGGTCATCGACCAGCGAACCATCCCGAGCATCCACATCGGAAGCCTACGATTCTCTTCGTACCAAAGCGGAAGCTCGACTTGGAGAACTCCTCGAAGAAGCACACCGCCAAGGCGGCGGATACAAAGGCGAAGTAAACTTTGGCGATACGTTAGCGCCGGGGCAACCTAACCCCAATACGGTTTCCGCTCTTATGCCGAAGACCGTCTCCGCCTATAAAGGCCCACCTAAAGAGGGTGAGGCACGACAAGACATATCTCCAGAGCAGCATTCAAGGAAAAACCTTGAAGCAAGCGCACTTCGCATGTGGCGCAATCATCCCGCTTCTGGATATAATGTTGTTGATGGCGAAGAAGCCATTAAAAGAGCAACAGATTTCCAAACCAAAAATCTTTTAGAAATTTGGGATCGAACGCCACCTGCACAACGGCAAACAAGTCGGTTTTGGTATCGTGCGGCACACGCTCTTGGTAATGCATACGCAGATGAACACGACATTATGCCTCGTGCAGCGCATGGAATTATGGCTGTATTGTCGCCCCAAAACCCTTGGGACAAAAATGTTACGCAGGCCGAACGGTTAATGGATATTTTGCACCACCATCTTGATACGCCGTGGACAAACGGCATGTCAGATGTGATTAAAAATGGCGGATCTGGCGGCAAAGGTTTGCCACAGATGAAGGGAACAAAGGAAACAGGGCCGCACAAGTGGTCGGACATCCAAGGAAAAACTTTGCGTGAAGTTCTTGCAGGACCGCATGGCGAGGCTCGTGCTGCAATGTGGTCCCGTGCGTTTGATGAGGCGCATAACCCAACTGAATATAATGCTGTAAGCCCTACCGGTCAGTTTATTGGGACTATGATGAACAAATCTGGGTCGGCCCCCGATACATCCTCGTGGAATTCTTATCTTCCAATTCAAAAAGCTATCAGCATTTGGCATAATCCAAGCCTTGAAAACATTAATCAACAAATTGGTAACAATCACAAAGTTCGTGAATTTTACAATGTGATTACCAATCCACATGATCCAAATGGCGTCGTTATTGATACGCATGCTGTTGCCGCAGGTGATTTGTTGCCTCATGGATCAGCGGCTAAAGCTGTACATCGTAATTTTGGCACGTCCCCTGATAAAAAAGGCAAGGCTTATCTTGAACGTGTAAACGAGCCTTGGGTTAAAGAAGATTCGCCAAAGAAAACAGGTTCTACAGGAGCAATTGGCGATTATCCTATTCATGCAGAATCAGTTCGCAAGGCAGCTTGGGCACGAGGCGTTCATCCTTCTGAAATGCAATCTGTAACGTGGGAGCGTGTCCGTACTTTGTTTAGTGACAAAGGCCCAAAAATGCAAAAAGCGGCTCGTGATATTTGGCAACGCTATGCACAAGGCGAATTAAATCATTCGCAAGCAGTTGATGAAATTTTTAAAATGGCAGGAAAAGGCGATGAACGTGCCGCTTCTTGGCATGGAACTCAGCAAGGTGCATCTGGATTAGGTGATGTCCGCTCTGGGTCTTATGTTCGACCAGTAAATATTACTGCTGATACCCCTGCTATTCAAAGATACGGTAAAAAACCAGAACATGAATCCACTGGCGGGTCGGTGCGCCGTGCATATAAAAAGGGTGGCAAGGTAGAGGGCAGTATTTGGCATCACCGTGACGCGTTTGATGATGGCGGCCCAACCGAGCACGAATCACTAAACGCTGTCGGTCGCGGCGAATCAGAGCAGTCGGCTCCCGAAGCAAGCGTTGAAGATCGGGGCGCTCCACCGTCCGAAGCTGAAAAGCTTGCCAGCCAAGGCCCGATCCCAAGCTGGGCTGGGTTCCATTCAGGCGAAAACGAGGCTGCGGTTAACAAGTCCGCTGCCGATGTCGCCGCAACTCGGCAAGCTCAAGCCGAACGTATGTCGGTGCTCAACAATGGCGTGACCAACGCGCAGGCAACTGCTGCCGAAGCGCCTCCAAGTGCTGCAAGCGCCGCTACGGCGGCTCTGATCAATGCGTTTGGTCCTACTGGCGCGACAACAACTTTTGGACAGCAACCGCCACAAGCTGGCGCGTTTTACGGCGGTGATTCTTCGACGCAACCAATGGCACCGCATACGCCAACGCCTTCGACGGCAGACAACAATAATCCTATTACATCCGCAACAGGAACGCCCCTTGAATCGATTTTGGCTGCCGCACAGCCAAAAGATATCACCCAGCCAGCATTCCCGCACACGCCAACGCCCACTGCGGATGACGCAACACATCTTGGCGGAACACCCGCAACTGGAGCTGTGCCAATGGTGCAGCCTGCCGCCCCGTATACGCCGACGCCTGCGACCGCAACTGCTACCCCGGTAGCGGTTAACCCCCCTGCGCCTACCCCAACTACTACCCCGATAGCAGCAGCACCGCCTGCCAACGTGCCATTGCCGCCGATCAATCCATCGACATACGAGCCAAGCAACCCTATATCGGGCCTTGTGAATAATGTTGCAGGCATCTTTGGCCAGAGCCAGCAGCAAATTCTTGATCGGCAACAAAAGCAGTATGTCGATCAAGGTATGTCGCCTTCCGATGCGTTTACTCATGCTCAATATGATTTAATGGGAATGCAGAACCAAACTAGGCCCACCAATGGCAACGGCGGTGGTAAGACACATATGGTACAGAAGCAGATGCCAGATGGTACATTTCAATGGGTTGAACAGCCATTCAAGAAAGGTGGCAAGGTTTACCGACGCACAGTCGGCTCTCAGATGACAGATCATGTGATCTCGAAATTTGGCGCAAAGTTGCCTGCGTCAAACTATCAACCCACTGGCAGCAAAGCGGGACGCCGCTAACAACTTTGGAGTACGTTACTATGGAAGAATACAAGAAAGACGACCGTGGCCGGTCGAAGGCCCAGCGCCTTACCAAGAACGACCCACAGCAAAAGGTCGATAGCTCGACGTGGACGCCATCGGCTCCTGAAAATGCAGGTGTGAAGACCGGCGCACGTCCGCTTACAAAGCGCCTGTACAAGAAGGGTGGCAAAGTCATCGGCGCAGACGCCATGAAACGCGCCGACCGCAAGCCCCGCAAGGCCGGTGGCCGTGCGCTGACCCCCGACAACCTGATCAACCGCGACGTGCGCATGGCTAATGATGTCCGTGAAGGCATCAAGCATGAGGGCGCGTTCAAGAAGGGCGGTCGCACCAATAAGTTTGGCGGCGGCATGATTGGCAACAATCCTGTTTCCGATCAAAACAAGGCCATGGGCAAGGCTTCTGGCGCTATGAAGAAGGGTGGCCGGACCAAGAGGGCCGATGGCGGTGATGCAATTGCTGACTATCTAAACAAAAACCCAGAGCAGCCTCGTGGCATGCCGGGTCGTGGCCTACCAGCAACAGGCGCACCGATCTATCACGGCGCTGAAGACAAGCACAACTTTATGCCCGACACAAACCTTACCACGCAGGGCAAAAAGAAGGGCGGCAAGATCAAGCACCCAGACGTCGCCGAAGACAAGGCGCTGATCAAGCGCATGGTCAAGCCTGAGGCCCGTACCGGCAAGTATTCCGGCGGTGGCATCTTCTCTGGCAACTCCAAACAGAAGAACCCCGGAGCTGTCGGCGGTCGCAAGGCTCGTGCCGGTGGTGGCCGCGATGTCAGCGATACCGTAATGCCAATGGCAAACTATAACTTTCTGACGGGTTGGAGTGATCTTGATAAGGCAACTCCTGATCAAATTGCTGCAATGAAACCGCAGGATCGTCAGGCTGCATTGGCAGCGCAGGGTCCAAGCCGTGGCGTTATGCCAGCCGCCGTTCCTCTCCGTTCGGCAGCCTCGCCATCTATCATGCGCAGCACTCCAGATACGGGGATGATGAGCCAAGGCATGATGGACCCCGCGCAACGTGCGGCAATGAATGCCCCTGTTCGTGTCGGTGGGACACCTAATACAGGCGCTGCTCCAACGCAAAGTGTGTTCTCCCCAGATCGCCGTGAAAAAGCTTTGGGTGCCGCTTTGAGCGATATCGGCGATTATTACGGCAACACCGATCCTAACATGATCTATGCAAAGGGTGGCCGCGCTCAGCATGCCAAGGGTGGCCGTACCAAGGGCACCACCACGATCAACATCGTGATGGCACCTCGCGGCGGTCAGGATCAAGCCAACATGCCTAATGCTCCTGTGATGCCACCAAAGCCTCCTATGGGCGTTCCTGTTCCACCTCCGCAGATGGCAGGCGGCGCTCCTCAGATGCCTCCGCAGATGCCTCCGCAGATGCCCCGTGCTACCGGTGGTCGTACCGGCAAGATGGTCGGTGGTTCGTTGGGTAATGCCGGTGGCATGCAGCCAATGATGCAGCAGCAGCCAATGATGGGCCAGCCTATGCAGCAGCCTATGGGTTACCCAATGCCTCGCAAGTCTGGTGGCCGTACCGGCTATCCGATTGATAGCGGCGCAGGCGGCGGGAATGCACGGCTCGAAAAGATCGAAGCCTACGGCCTAAAGCCACGCGGCAAATAAGTTTCTCTGGGCGGGGTTCGCAACCGCCCGGATGAGAGAGGACCGGACGCCTTTCCAGCCCCTTGGGGCGTCCGGTCTATCATTACAAGGGGTTAAAGAGGGCAATATGCAAACTACAGCAGCGAAATTCGCAAACGAATTGCGAAAGTTAATCGACGAAGAAGAGAAGAAGATCGTTAGCTACATCTCCACGGGGTACGTGGCCGATTATGCAACATACCAAAAATACGTGGGCATGGTTCAGGCCTTCCACGCGGTTCAGGAAATGTTTGATATCGCTCAAACCAGTGCGGAGAAATTCTAATGCCTCCTATGAAGATGACACATGCTGACAATTTTAAGGAAGATTTGTTGGCCAGCCTCGGCGATCTCAACGAAGTCGAAGTGTTTAACAACAACATCCTCGTCGCAATCTACATTCGTCCCAACAAAACCAAGTCCGGCATCATTTTGGCGGACGAAACGACTGAGCAAGACAAGTATCAGGGCAAGGTTGGCCTTGTTGTGAAGAAGGGGCCGTCTGCCTTTGAAGACGAAACCGGTCGTTGGTTTAAGGATGCGGACGTCAATGTAGGCGATTGGGTTGTGTTTCGCCCATCTGATGGTTGGTCTGTTGCCATTAATGGCCAGCCTTGCCGTCTCATGGACGATGTTGTGATCCGTGGACGCGTAAAGCACCCAGATTCAGTGTGGTAAGGAGATAAAAATGGAAGACAATCAGGTAGAATTGGAGCTGGAAACAGCCCCAGAGGACGACATTGTCATCGTGGAGGCTCCAGAAGAGCCTGTTATCAAGACAAAACCCGAAATTACGGTCGATGATGGCATTGAAGCCCTTCGCCGTGAGCTTGAAGCCGAGAAAGCTGCCCGTCAACGTGCCGAACAGCAGGCTCGTGTAGCTACAAACGACAAGGCAGACAGCGATTTGCGGATGTTAAACACCGCAATTGAGACGGAAGGCCGCAATAAGGAGATTTTAAAGGAAAATCTTCGCGAAGCGGTGGCAAACGGCGACACTGACGCCCAAGCCGACATCCTGATGGCCATCAACCAGACGGAAAACAACCTTCGGCAGATTACTGAAGGAAAAAAGCACTACGAGGCGCAGATTAAAGCCCCCGTAGCCAACAAAGTAGAGGCATTGGCATCACAATTGACGCCAAAGTCGGCTGAATGGGTTCGCAACAACCCAGATGTGGTCAATGACGAGCGCCGTGCAGCTCGTTTGCAGAGGGCGCACTTCGACGCGCTCGATGATGGCATCCAGCCGGATAGTCCAGACTACTTCAACTTCCTCGAAAATCGCCTCAACATCAATAAAACGCCCGTGCGTCAGGAAGCAGCCATGTCAGAAGCCTCGGAATCAACCTCGGGCCGTCGGGCATCTGCACCGCCTGCCGCACCTGTGTCCCGTTCTGGAACGGGCACCGGGGGTCGTCCAAACGTCGTCACTCTGTCCCGTGCCGAGCAGGAAGCTGCAAAAGACATGGGCATGACGCCGAAAGAATACGCCCAAAATAAAGTCGCACTCGTAAAATCCGGTCGGATGGCTGGTTAAGAAAGGAATATGGATATGAAGACGATTAAAGACGAAGGCCGTTTGTCATTGCGCCCGGCAGCGCTGCATGAAGAAACTTCCGCTGAACGCGCGGCACGTCGTGTCGCGGAACTTCGCGACCACAACAACGCCACGGTTGACGAAGGTTCCGATAAGTTTGCCACGCCGATCCCACCGGATGGCTGGTCGTATGAGTGGAAAGTCAAGTCGGTCATGGGCTATGTTGACGCTGCATATCTGCAGAAGATGGCCCGTTCGGGCTGGGAGCCGGTCGATACTTCGCGGCACCCAGACATGATGCCCCGTGGCGCTGTCGGCGCTATCGAGCGTGACGGCATGGTGCTCTGTGAGCGCCCTGCAGAAATCACGAACGACATCAAGGCTCGTGACCTTCGCAATGCACGGGCTCAGGTCCGCATGAAGGAAGGCCAGCTTGACCCGAAGGGCAAGGGTGGCTTGATCAGCCGCGAGGACGCTCAGGTGGCTCCAAAGATCACCAAGGACCACAATCTGTACGTTCCAGAGCAATAATAAAAAAGGGGGCTTCGGCCCCCTTTACTTATAGATGCAAGTGTGTCTATATTGCCATCCTCGCTCTCCCCCCGGTGTGGGAGATTAAAACAATGTCCGTTTCATAGTCGGCTCGGTGCGCGATGATGGAAACTCTCTGAAAGGAGAATCCCGTCATGGCCAATACCTTTGCGCCCTACGGTTTCTTGCAGTATCAGGGCGGAGCAGGCGGCGCACCGACGTTCGCACAATCCCCCCGCAAAATCGCTTCAGGTAATACCACGGCAGTTTTCACTGGCGATCCGGTAATGCCCGTCGTTAGCACAGCTAACGGTTACATCACGCAGGCCGCAGCCGGAACCACGGTTCTCGCCGGTATTTTTGTTGGTTGTAAGTATCTCTCGACCTCCCAGAAGCGCACCGTTTGGTCGTCTTATTGGCCGGGTTCGGATTGCTCTTACGACGTCGAAGCATATGTGATCGATGATCCAAACGCTCGTTTCGTTGTCCAGTCTTCCGGTTCGGGTTTCCCGATCACGGGCACGGCTACCGCCCAGACTTCTGGCGTCCAAGGCCAGTATGCCCAGTTCACCATCGGCACGGGTAACACCTCGACCGGTCGTTCTGGCGCTTACATCTCCTCGGTCGGCACCACGGTCACCTTCCCATTCATCGTCGTAGACTATGCCACTTCGTTTGGTAACGGCGGCGATCCAACAACCCAGTATTGCAATTTGATTGTCGGCTTCAACAACGAAGTCTGGCGCACGAATGGCGCTGGCCCAACTGGCATCTCGTAAGGAGTAATTTGTCATGGTTATTCTATCACAGATTAAAGACCTTTTGCTCCCCGGTCTCCGTGGCATTGAAGGCAAGTATGAGATGATCCCATCTCAGTACGACAAGATTTTCACTAAGCACGATTCGAAGATGGCTCTCGAACGTACCGCAGAAATGCGCTACCTCGGCCTCGCTCAGCTTAAGAGCGAAGGTGGCCAGACGGCTTTCGATTCGGGCTCGGGTGAGCGTTTTGTGTACAACCAAGAGCACACTGAAATTGCTCTCGGCTACGCGATTACCCGTAAGGCAATCGACGACAACCTCTACAAGACCCAGTTCACCCCTTCGAACCTCGGCTTGATGGAATCTTTCCAGCAGACCAAGGAAATCTACGGCGCGAACCTCTTGAATACGGCAACGACCTACAATGCAGCGGTCGGCGGCGACGGTGTGGCACTCTGCTCCACGGCGCATCCTATCGACGGCGGTACGGTTGCCAACACCCCAACCACGCAGGTTGATCTTAACGAAGCCACCTTGCTGAATGCGATGATCGCAATCCGCACGAACTTCAAGGATCAGGCCGGTCTGAAGGTGTTTGCTCGTGGTCGCAAGTTGATTATCCCTCCTCAGTTGGAGCCAGTTGCAATCCGTCTTCTGAAGACTGAATTGCGTCCGGGTACTGCTGACAACGATGTCAACGCGCTCATGACGACTGCCGGTGGTCTTCCAGAAGGTTACATGGTCAACGACTTCTTGACCTCGCCATATGCTTGGTTCTTACTTACCAACATCGACGGTTTAGCCTATATGGAGCGCGTAAAGTTCGAAACTGACATGCAAGTGGATTTTGTTACTGATAATCTACTTGTAAAGGGTTATGAGCGTTACTCGTTTGGCTATTACAACTGGCGTTCGATCTACGGTTCGTTCCCAACTTCGTAAGGAGAAGTTACTATGGCTGTAGACGCATTCACTGGTCCTTTCATCGCTTTTGGCCAAGCTGCCACAAGTGCTGATTACAACCCCGATATCGGCGGCTCGTCCCTGTTTTATGCAGGTGCAGGCTTCCTCGACCCACGCTTGCCTTACACCTATCTTCCGGGTGAAGCACAGGCGGCCATTGATTTTGGCTGGCTTGGGTTCGATAACATCACGACCTTGAGTGCGGTGCCTTATACGGCGGCTTCGGCAGCAATTGTTGCTTCGGCTAACCCTACAAGTGCAACGCTCTCGTTGGTCACTTCTAACTCCTCCACAACTGGCGTTTATTATTCCACGAATTTTGTTCGTGCGGATACGGGCGCAACTGACACGGTTCTTGCTCTTGATGCTTATGCATCGGTAACTGGTACGGTTTCAAACGGCATTTTGACGGTCACGACTTCGACCAACCAGATGCCAATTGGCCCCGGCATGGTAATTTTGGCAACCACTGGTACGGTTTCGCAAGGAACTGCCCTTGGTTCACAGATTATCGCGCAGCTTACGACAACCGGCACCTATTCTTCGGTTTCGCAAGGTACAACCGGTACATACCAGCTTACGGGCAACCTGACGGCAACTTCTGGTACAGTTACTTTGGCTTACCAGACGCCTGCTCAGTGTGCCGTTCCAAACAATGCTCAGACGTTAAGCATGGCCAACTGGAGCCCACAAGCTCTTCTTGGTCGCGCAGTGAGCATTACGGCAGCAGCAAGTGCTACTTACGCAACCGCAACGGTTAACGGCTATGATATCTACGGGTATCCAATGTCTGAAGCCATTACGATCACTGCAGGTAGCACGGTTAACGGCAGAAAAGCGTTCAAGTACATCAAGTCTGTGGTGCTTTCGGGCGGCACGGCTGATACGACCCACGCCTATTCGGTCGGTACTGCTGACGTGTTTGGTCTTCCACTTCGTTCGGATACGTTCGGCGACATCATTGTCAACTATGCAACCTCTTTGGTTGCCTCGACCTTGGTCACTGCTGCAACGGGCTATCTCCCCGCTGACCGTACCACGCCATCGGCAACGACGGCAGACGTTCGTGGAACCTACGCCGCTACCTCAAGCAGCGGTGCCAACAAGCTGATCGTTCGTCAGTCCCCGCAGGCCTACATGGCTCCGTATACCACGGGTCTGTTTGGCTCAACCCAATACTACAACTTCTAAGGAGTGAGCCATGAAGGGTCACAAAGGACATCACCACGGCCATATGGAAGCCGGTGTGCATCACAAGCATCCTCGTGCAGAGCACAAGAAGGGTGGCAAGGTAGAATCGCCTATGGAAGGTCACTGGGCTTCTGACGAAGCTCCACATGACGTCTATGAAGGCGGCAATTCTAACGTCGTCAAGGAAGCCGACAAGCGTAAGCACGGCGGCAAAATCCACAAGGCCAAGAAGCACGTCGGTCACCACGAAGGCCACAAGGCCGAGCATCGTGCAGACCGCGCCCCACGCAAGTCGGGTGGCCGCGCTTCAGGTTCAAACATGAACCCACTGTCGTCTGCTCACAAGGGTATGGAGCCTAAGGGCCACCACTCTTACGAGTCAGAAGAGCACGGCAAGTAAAAAGTCGAGGGGGGCTTCGGCCCCCCTTTTCTCTATAGGGAGCCTCATATGACCGCTGCATGGACGCGTTCCGAAGGTAAATCGCCATCTGGTGGGCTTAACGAACGCGGTAGGCAATCTGCTCGTGCGGAAGGTCATCACCTCAAGGCTCCAACCAAAGATTCCGATAATCCGCGCCACGAGAATTTTAGGGCAAGAATGTGTGGGATGAAGGAAAAACTTACATCCTCTAAAACTGCCCACGACCCCAACAGCAGAATCAATCTTGCTTTAAAAAAATGGGGCGTGACATGCTAATTTGCACTCGTTGCAAATGCGAAAAACCAGAAACTTCTGAGTTTTTTCCTCTTCATAATAAGAAGCGCAACGGGTTGGATAGTTGGTGCAGGGATTGTCGTAATTCGTATAGGTCTGAAATACGCCGTGGAAACTATCGCGGCATGATCTCTGATCACGAATTGAAATCACTTATAGCGACAACAATTGAATGCACTATTTGCGGAGAACGTGATAAACTTGTCGTTGATCATGATCATGTAACAAGCGAGATTAGGGGCATGTTATGTGATAGGTGCAATAGAGGTTTGGGCCATTTTAGAGACGACCCAGACCTATTAGAATATGCCAGAATTTACCTTTTGGCAGCAAAAAACAAACAGGAAGCTGCGGATTATGTTAAAATCCATAGCGGATTGAACCTATTTGAGGCTTATCAATGACAACCAAACCATTCTGGGACAAACAGCTTCCCAAGGGCCATCACACAAAGCATTTGTCGCACAAGCAAGAGCAAAGTGCTAAGGCTAGTGCAAGGGCCGCAGGTCGGCCATATCCTAACGCTGTCGATAATGTGGCAGTTGCGCGTAAAAAAGGCAAATAATCATGACCACCTTTACATCAACGGGCGCTGTTAACCAGTCCATCACTCGCACGGGTCGCAATGAACCGTTTGAACTACAGGTAGCTCGTAGCCAGATTACGCTTCACAACGTGGTCAACATTTTTGGCTATCAGGCCTCTGTAACGACTACCAGCATCCCAGTCTGGGAAAATGCATCTACTTATACCTACCCAACCTCTGCCTTAACGATGACATATGCCAGCTCGGCATCTGAAACCTTGACCATGACGGTTACTGGTTTGGATGCGAACTACGCTGTCGTGACCGATACGGTGACATTCTCCGGCGGCACTTCCGGTACGGCCACCAACGGCACGGCATTCTTCCGCATCAACAGCATGATTGTCACCAGCGTTGCAACGCTTGGCAATTCAAATGTTGGCACGATTACGGCTAAGAACGGCGGAACGACCTATGCACAGATTGCTATTGGTGTCGGTAAGACACAGATGGCAATTTATACGGTGCCAGCGGGTTACTCGTTCTTCTTGAACCGCATCGACGTGTTTGCATCTAACCCATACACATCTTCTAACAACCTGACTTTTACTAACTGGCAGCAAAATGCCAATTCCAAGGTCGCGCTCAACGTAGCGCAGTCGCCATTTACCAGCATCTTGGACATTCATCGGCAATATCCGCTGATTTATACGGAAAAAACAGACATCCAGTTTCGCGTTAATACAAACGCAGGAACATATGCTGTTGGCGCATTTGGTGAGGGCGTTCTGGTTGCGAATGACGGAACTCTCTAATGGCCACGAGCGGCACCTACACGTTTAATCCGTCGCTCGGCGAGATTGTACTCTATGCGTACAACCTCTGCGAAGTGCGCAATACGGCTATTGCCCAAGAGCACATGGAAGCCGCACGGATGTCCACAAACCTGCTGCTGGCCAATTGGGCCAACCGGGGCGTAAACCTGTGGGCCGTCGATCTCGTGACGGTAAACTTCAACCAGACCCCAACGATTACCAAGGCTACCGGCAACGGTTCAACGGCCACGCTGACCTATGCCACGCCCAACACCCCTGTATACACAATAGGTACACAGATCACCGTGGCAGGCACCGGCATTGTAGACGGTTTGCAGACGGTTACGGCGAGTTCCAACGGTTCGGTGTCCTTTTCATCCTCCGTTGTTGGAACTTCCACCAGCGGCACGATCTCGACCTCGACGCCAGCGGCCACGTACTCGATTGACCCAAACACCGTCGTGATGCTCGACGCATACGTGGAAAACACCACGAATGGGTCGCAGCCCATCGACCGCATCATCCTGCCGGTCTCGCGCACCGAGTACGCGTCCTATCCCAATAAGCAGCAGGTAGGCTTTCCCACTGTGTTCTGGATGGACCGCCTCATTGCACCGCAGGTGACACTGTGGCCGGTGCCGGATGGCACGTCATCGCAGACCCTGAAGTATTACCGCGTCCGCCAAATCCAAGACGCGGCCTACACCGGTGGGCAGACGGTCGAAATCCCGTACCTCTGGCTGGAAGCGTTTGCCTACAATCTGGCTCTGCGCCTCGCCATCATCTGGAATGCCGCAAAGGTGCAATTGCTGAAGCCGCTGGCTGATGAAGCCTATTCCGTTGCCGCCGAGCAGAACGTGGAAACGGCGCAGCAATACATTTCGCCGCAAATCCAAGGATACTTCAGGTGAGGGCAACAGGCCGTGCATCCGTATCAAGTAGAAATCCTCGCGCTTTCGGCATATGTGACCGTTGCGGGTTTTTATACAATCACGACAAGCTCCAATGGCAGTTTGACTATGCAGGTGCTGGCCTTATCAACAAGCGCATTCTGGTGTGCAGCCCGTGCTTGGACACTCCTCAGGCTCAATTAAGGTCGATTATTCTTCCTGCTGACCCAGTGCCAATCGAGAACCCACGCGTTCAAGATTACGCGGCGGCGGAAACAGACAGCATCGCGATTAATGCGCCGACTGTTAAAGACTTCTGGACTGGCATTCCTATCCCATCGACGACAGACATCGTCACGCAGGACGGGGTCAATGTGACGACCCAAGTTTTGGGTAAGCCAACCGGCCTCGACCAGAACGCCGTGATGCCATTGCTCAACCAGAAAAACTACCGTGTGGTGCTTTCCCCGCTGTCTGTGACGTCGCAGACCGGCACAAGCACAATCACAGTGACGTTTTCGTCGGCGCATGGCCTTAGCACCAACGACCAAATTGCGGTTGAAGGTCTGACAAACAACAATGCAGATGGCATTTATAGCGTGACGGTTACTACTGCGACAGCATTCACTTATCAGACAAACAATGCTATACCAGCGGGGAACCTTATCCAAGGCACCACCTTGATGGTTACGGCCTTGGTTGGCTTGCCATACAACTACAACCAGATACCGCTGACTGGACCCACGACATGAGCAATACGACTGTCACGAATCTTCCGGTTCTTACGACCCTTAGCGGATCATCTGAAGTCATGGTTGTGCAGAATGGCGTATCTTATAGCGCCACCGCGCAACAAATTGCCAATCTCAATGCCAATGGAGGTACGGTAACATCAGTTACTGCTCAATCTCCACTTTCGGGCGGAACGATTACGACGACCGGAACTATTGGCGTTACTGATTCGAGCATTACAAACCAATATCTTTCAACTATGCCAGCCAATACCATTAAGGGTAATAATGCGGCGGGTGTGGCTGCTGTTAAAGATTTAACTGCTGCTCAAGTCTTAGCTATGATTGGTGGCGGTACTGTTTCTTCAATTACGGCTGGAACTGGGCTTACTACATCTGGCACCAATCCAATTACTACATCTGGCACGATTTCATTGGCTAACACGAGTGTTGCAGCCGGAAATTATGGAACAGCATCTTCTGTTCCTTCTATTGCTATTAATGCTCAAGGTCAGATTACTTCTGCTTTAAACACAACAATTTCAATTCCATCAGGTCAAGTTACTGGCCTTGGAACGATGGCAACGCAAAATGCCAATGCCGTTGCAATAACTGGCGGAACGATTAACCAAACAGCAATTGGTGGGACAACTCCGTCAACCGGCGCATTTACGAATCTTTCGGCGACTGGAACGGTTGGCTTTAATACCATTTCATCTGGAACGTGGCAGGGGTCTCCTGTGGCTGTCGCCTATGGTGGCACCGGAGCTACAACGGCATCTGGCGCTCGTACTAACCTTGGTGCAGCAGCTTCAGGGGCAAACAGCGATATTACGTCACTTTCTGGTCTGACCACGCCATTATCGGAAACGCAAGGCGGAACGGGTTATGGATCGTATACGACAGGCGACATTCTTTATGCTTCGTCATCTTCCACCTTGGCCCGTCTTAATGACGTGGCTACTGGCAATGCTCTTATTTCTGGAGGGGTCGGTGTTGCTCCGTCTTGGGGTAAAATTGGTCTTTCTACGCACGTAAGCGGCACATTGCCTGTTGCAAACGGCGGTACAGGCGCAACCACACTGACGGGATATCTTGTCGGCAATGGCACAAGCGCATTCACGGCTGTCGCTACAATTCCTAATGCCGGGTTAACCAATTCATCCATTACAATTGGCTCAACGTCTATTGCTTTGGGCGCTTCAACGTCCACGTTGTCAGGTTTGACAACAGTAACGGTTACGCAAGACCCAACCGCATCGTTGCAATTGTCCACCAAACAGTATGTTGATAACCAAGTTGCTACGGTTAGTAATACAACCTTCCATACGGCTTCTGCGGCGGCTACTACTGCCAATTTGACCGCCACATATAACAACGGAACGGCGGGTGTTGGTGCTACGCTTACCAATAGTGGCGCACAGGCCGCTTTTGTTGTTGATGGTTATACTGCATCATTAAGTGACCGCATCCTTGTTAAAGACCAAAGCACGGGCGCACAAAACGGTATTTACACCGTCACAACGCTTGGTTCTGGCTCAACCAATTGGGTGCTTACCCGCGCAACTGACTTTAATACGACTGGCAGCGGCCCTAATTACATTGAAACGGGCGCATCTACATTTGTCAGCGGCGGCACGACATGGGGTTCAACCTCATGGGTCATGAACACAACTGGCACAATTACGGTTGGTTCAACGGCCCTTGTGTGGGTTCAGACATCATCTTCCGGTAATATCACCGTATCCGCTCCAATTACCAAGACGGGTAATACCATCGGCCTTGGCACGGTCGGCGTTGCAAACGGAGGCACGGGGCTGACTGCGCTGACTGCGTATGGGGTATTATACGCCGCAAGCACGTCTTCTGTTGGCCAAATATCGCCATCTACTACGGGTTATCCTTTATTATCCACGGGCGCTTCAACGGCCCCTTCGTTTGGTCAGTTGGCTCTTGGCGGCGCAGGTGTCACTGGCACACTGGGTGTTACAAATGGCGGTACAGGTACTGCAACGGCGTTTACCACCGGATCGGTTGTATTCGCGGGTGCATCAGGCGTTTACAGCCAGAACAACGCCAAGTTCTTTTGGGATAACACCAATAACCGTTTGGGCATTAATACCGCTACGCCGCAGACGCAGTTGACTGTTGTTTCCAATACGCAAACGACCACGCCAACAGGTTCGCTTCCTGCCGGTACTGATTTGTATATTGTTGGCGCAAATGCCGCCAATACCCGTATTACGCAAGATGCTTACGGCACGGGCAACTATCCTGTTTATACAGGCCGCCAAGCCCGTGGTACGGCGGCTTCTCCAACGGCATCGCAATCAGGCGACTTCTTAGCGCAGTTTACTGCCCGTGGTTATGGCGCGACTGGATTTGCTACAGCATCTACAGGTTATCTTGCGATTACTGCTGCTGAAAACTTCACGGATACGGCGCAAGGAACATACGCGTCTATCTTCACGACTGCTACAGGCGGCAACTCTGCGACTGAAGTCTTCCGTTTTGGCCCTGCGGGTCAGTTGGGTATTGGCGGCGCTACATACGGTACGTCTGGCCAGTTCTTAACATCTGGTGGCGCGTCTGCCGCTCCATCGTGGACAACGGTTACGCTTGCAACGCTTGGCGGCGTGGTTCCTGTGGCCTCTGGCGGCACAAACATTACGTCTTACACAGTGGGCGATCTTTTGTACGCTTCTGCCTCTACAACTCTGTCAAAACTGTCTGACGTTGCTACCGGATCAGTTCTTGTGTCGGGTGGTGTTGGTGTTGCTCCTGCATGGTCTAATTCGCCTACGGTTACGGCTTTAACAACGGGCAGCATCAGCAATAGCGGTAACGAAACTTTTACAGGCACTGGCGCTCGTGTTCTTGGCGACTTTACTAACGCTACTGTTACCAACCGTTTGGCTTTTCAAACAAGTACGGCCAACGGCACAACGGGCATTTATGCTCTGCCTAACGGCACATCTACGGCTGCTTCTTGGCAAGCAACCAATGCCGCTGATCCTACCAACGCATCCAAGATTTTGATTGCGACGAACGGCTCCACGGACGTTCAGTTGGTGTCGGGCATTAACGGCACGGGTACGTATTTGCCGCTATCGTTCTACACAAACGGTACGCAAGCCGCCCAACTTGATATTTCAACCAATCCTGTCCTCATCTTGGGCCGTGGCGATGCGGGTGCTACGCCAAGTGCTTCTATTATCCGTTCGCCAAACGGCACGGGAACCAACATCACTGGCGGCAATTTATCGCTTTATGCAGGTAACGGCACAGGCACGGGCGGCTCTGGTTATATTGACTTCCAAGTTGCGCCAGTTGGATCAACAGGCACTACAGCCAATACGCTTGCATCTGCGATGCGTATTACCAATGCTGGCAACGTAGGTATTGGGACGAGTTCGCCTAGCACTAAATTTACCGTTCAAACTGCCGCGTTAACAGACGCTGTGCGTTGGACAGATAATACCAATTCAACTGGTATTCTTTCCACGGCATCTGGTTTGTCAACAATGTGGACAACGACTGCATTAGGTTTTGGCACTGGCGCTGGAACTTATACAGAACGTATGCGTATTGATACGTCTGGCAACGTAGGTATTGGAACAAGTTCGCCGGGAACTAAGTTAGACGTATCATCTTCTGCCGCTAATATTATCGCGTCACGAAGCACTGGTGGTTATGCAGGGTTTCAACGGCTTGCTCCTACTGGTTCTCAAACGTACGATTTTTATACAATTAACGGTGTAGAAGTAGCGCGTATTATTGGTGATCCAAGTTATTTGGCATTTGGCAACGGTTCATCGGCTACCGAACGTATGCGTATCGACTCCTCCGGCAATCTGCTAGTGGGGACGACGAGTTCTGCTGCATTAATCACTGCTTCAATTTTAACTTCTGGAGCAGCGGGTTCTTTTACAACAAGCGGTTCTTCAAATACGTTAATCGTTGCTGATACGGGAGCAAATGGCGCGAGTATAAGATTTAATGGTAATGGAGCGACAACTCCATATAAATGGATTCGTGTTAATAGCGGAATTATGCAATGGGTTAATAGCGCCTATTCTGCTGTAATTCTTTCATTGGATGATGCTGGAAATTTAGTCGCCACTGGCAACGTTACGGCATATTCTGATGCCCGTTTAAAGAAAGACGTGTCTACCATAGATAATGCCCTTGATCTGGTCGATAAAATGCGAGGTGTTCGTTATACCCGTATTGATAGTGAGGCTAAGGGTGTGGGTGTTATCGCTCAGGAGATGCGAGAAGTATTGCCAGAAGTTGTTATGGAAGGTGAAAATCTTTCTGTTGCATATGGTAACATTGTGGGCGTTTTGATCGAAGCTATCAAAGAGCTACGCGCAGAAGTTGTTGATTTACGGAGCAAGATGTAATGCCAACATACTGTCCCTCATCAGGTGCGATTTCTATGGCAAATATATATGCGGCATTCCCAAATGTCGCATCGTATAGCCTTAGTTCGTATAGAGGGGTAACATATTATTATTCCAATGGCTCTTCTGGAACATTTCCATCTACTAATTTAAGTATGTCTGCTTTTTATAGCACGACAGGAACAAGTCCATCTTATGCAGCATCATATTTAATTGTTGCGGGTGGCGGCTCTGGTGGTGGTGATGGTGGCCGTGGCGGCGGCGGCGGTGCTGGTGGTTTTGTTACTGGGTCAACAACTCTAACGGGTGGCACTGTTTACACCGTTACTGTAGGCGGCGGTGGCGCTACCCCCGCCAGTTCCACGGTTGGTAACTCTGGAACCAATTCATCTATAACAGGATTAACCACAGCAGTTGGTGGCGGGTATGGCGGCGGCGGTCCAAGTGGGGTTGTTCCAGCGGGTGGTTTGGGCGGTTCAGGTGGTGGTGGAATTGCGTACTATGCCGGTGGAACAGGTGGTTCTGGAACATCTGGTCAGGGTAATTCTGGTGGTTCTGGTTATGGCGTAATCGGTTTTTATGGCGCTGGTGGCGGCGGTGGCGCTGGTGCTGTTGGTGGTGCTGGTAGTGGAAATAATGGTGGCAATGGCGGTAATGGATTGCAATCTTCTATTACTGGAACAGCAATTTATTACGCAGGCGGCGGCGGCGGCGGATTTACAGCTGGTTCTACAACGGGTGGTTCAGGTGGTGGTGGAGCGGGTGGAACCACAAGCGCAACTGCTGGTACAGTAAATACAGGCGGCGGCGGCGGCGGCGCTGGAACGGGTGCGGCTGGTGGTTCTGGTGTGGTTATTATTTCCGTTCCAACGGCAAATTATAGTGGCGTAACAACAGGTTCTCCTACTATTACTACATCTGGTAGTAATACAATTATTAAGTTTACATCTTCTGGGTCTTACAAAGCATGAGCCATTTTGCAAAAATAGAAAATGGGTTTGTCACGCAAATCATTGTTGCGGAACAAGATGTTATTGACTCTGGCCTTTTTGGGTCGCCTTCTGAATGGGTTCAAACATCTTATAACACCCGTGGCGGTATTCATTACGGCCAAGATGGACAGCCTGATGGTGGTGTGGCATTGCGCGGTAATCATGCAGGTATTGGATATATTTATGATGCAACGCATGATGTATTTTATGCGCCTCAACCGTTTTCTTCTTGGACTTTAAACCAAACAACTTGGTTATGGGAATCTCCGGTTCAACGCCCAAATGATGGTAAATCATACATTTGGGACGAAAACAGTAAAAATTGGGTGGAATTATAAAAATGCAATTAGAAACTCAAAAAACTGCGGGGATTGGAATATCCGTTGCTTTGGTGTACTATCAATCAACCGGAACATTTTTGCGGCCATTATTCGGGATTTTCAACCATGACCCTGACTGATCACATTGATACAGGCGTTAAACATTTCATGGATTGGCTTTCGCTGTCCGCTGCATTGGGTACTCTTATGGGTTGGATACCGGAAGTTGGCGCGTTTTTCCCTATTATTTGGTACGGAATTAAAATTTACGAGACCGATACAGTTCAAAGTTTGTTAGGCAAGAAAGGCAAATCAGATGTCAACAACGACTAATCTTGCGCTTAACGAGCCAGCATATAACAGCACATCCCCGACTTGGGATCAGCCGCTCAATTATAACTCCACCATTCTTGATCAGATTTTTGGCAATACGACCGGTGTTTCAGTAAGCACTAGTTCAACGCCAACATATACCAATATTGCAGCCCCAAGTGCTGTCGCGGCGGGTTCTACGTCGCAAGCCATGCGTTTCAATCTGACCGGAACATTGGCCGCTAACCAGACCGTTCTATTGCCTCAAAGCGTGGCAGGTATGTGGGTTGTTACCAATAGTACGTCTGGCGCGTATACCGTCCTATTGGGATCAAATAACGGCAGTAATGCAGCCGCTGGAACTACTGTATCTTGCCCACAGGGTTATAGCATTCTTGTCTATTGCGACGGGACAAACGTAAAAAAGGCAGATGATGGATTAATTTCGTCAGCTTTAGCGGTTTCAAGCGGTGGTACGGGCGCTTCAACGCTTACAGCCAATAATGTCATTCTTGGTAACGGAACCAGTGCAGTTCAATTTGTGGCCCCCGGCACAAGCGGTAACGTACTTACATCTAACGGGACTACATGGACGTCCTCATCCTTGGCATCCGGTGGAACATTAATTCGCGCCCCGCAAGTTTTAACAAGCACAGGCGGCGGAACTTACACAACTCCGGCTGGCTGTAATCACATTCTTATTGAAATGATTGGCGGTGGCGGTGGCGGTGGCGGTGTTGCGGGGTCGACTGGCGGAACAAGTTATGGCGGTGGAGGTGGCGGTTCACTCTTTGCTGTTAAATACGCTACAGTCGCCCCATCTACAGGATATACTTACGCCGTTGGTGCTGCGGGATCAGGTGGAAATGGCGGCTCTTACAATGGTGGTGCAGGTGGAACGTCGTCCATAACAATTTCTGGGACAACATATTCTGTTTCTGGCGGTGGCGGCGGTCTTTACAGTGGAAGCGGGGCTGGAACTAACGGGTCAACCGGAACCGCTACGAATATGGATTATTCAATTACCCCAATAATTCCTGCTGGTGGTTCTGGGTACGGTGGCTGCGTAGATACTCCTTATGGAATTACTATGGGGGGAGGATACTCAAACCCTATTTATCAACAAATCCGTGGTGGATATAATGGTTTTGGTTGGGGTGCTGGCGGGTCAGGCGCTTATAACAACGCTTATAGTGGTGCGCCAACTGAACCCGGCGGCAATGGTTACCAAGGCATGATTCGCATTTGGGAATACACGTAATGCAATTTACTTGGACATTCCCTCAGTTTATAGTGACGCCAGTATATGATGGTTTAGCCAATGTGGTTACGGCTATTAATTGGGTATGCACTGGAACTGATGGAACTATCTCGTCATCAGCATCTGGTACTGCAAAGTTAAGTACGCCTAGCCCAGCAGAATTTGTTCCATATGCTGACATCACCCAAGAAATGGCTTATAAGTGGGTGGCGGATTGCATTAGTATGCCAGCCGTAGAAATGGGGATATCGGCGCAAATAGCGCAGTTATCTCACCCTGTATCACAACCGCAATCGCCACCATTTTAAGAGGACACAATGGATAATCTAGAACTTGATCTAAAACTCACTGTTGCTCACGTTAATGCAATTCTTAAGCATCTGGCTAACGGCATTTACGCTGAAGTTGCGGATGTTATTGCAGCACTTCATGGGCAAGCTAAGCCACAAGTAGAATTAGCAGCGTCTACTGCCGCAACAGAAGCTCCAGCCGAAACTCCAGCAGAGTAAATATTATGGCATTTGGTATAGACGACGCAATCAGCGCAGGCCTGCAGATCGTCAACAAATTCATTCCCGACCCAAATCAACGGGCGGAAGCCGAGGCAGCCCTACGGACCTCCCTGCAGGGCTGGGACGAACAACAAAATCAGGTGAATGCAAATGAAGCACAATCGTCTTCTATTTTTGTTAGTGGCTGGCGGCCTGCTATTGGGTGGGTTGGCGCACTTGGCCTCGCATACCAATACCTTCTGCGTCCAATCGCCGTTGGGGCGGGGTGGCATGATTTGCCTACTCTGGATCAGTCCCTTATGGAATTAGTAACCGCCATGCTTGGTATGGCTGGTTTGCGTACCTATGAAAAGACGTTGGGTGTCCATGCAAAGTAACTGGCAGCCCTGCTTCGTGCTCGTCCTTCAAAACGAGGGCGGATATGTTGACAACCCCAAAGACCCCGGTGGTGCAACCAACTTAGGATGCACTAAAGCAGTTTGGGAACAGTATGTTGGACATTCGGTAACCAAAGACGATATCAAGGCGTTAACGCCGGAAGATGTCGAACCGCTCTATCGCACAAGGTATTGGGATGCTATAAACGGTGACAATCTTCCTGTAGGGGTGGATTATGCCGTCTTCGATTTTGCCATCAATTCGGGGCCGTCCCGCGCAGCGAAAACCCTTCAAACGGTTATCGGTGTTAATGCGGACGGAAAAATCGGGTCAGCTACAATTAGTGCTCTTGAAGCGGCAAACCCTCGTGATGTTGTTACGTCCGTCTGCGAAGCTCGATTAGCTTTTTTGCAAAGTCTTGCCACCTATGATACCTTTGGCAAAGGCTGGTCTAAACGCGTTTCGGAAGTCGAGCGAATTGCTTTTAACTTGGCTAGGTAGTCATGGATTACAACACTTTTGTGCAACAAATCGCTACGATGGCGGTGGTTCCGGTGACGGACACCAACTATCAGATCATTTTGCCACAGATGATCTCGTATGCCGAGTTGCGAATGCAGCGCGACATCGACTTTCTGTCAACCCAGATTAGCACGACCGCGTACTCGTTCACGGCAAACAACAACACGCTGACGATCCCGCAGTCGCAGTTCGTGACGACCGAAACACTGGAAGTAATCGATAATAGCGGAAATTCATCACCGCTCCTGCCGGTCACGAAGGAATTTTTGCAGAACGTATATGGCAGCGGATCGACCGCTGGCCTTCCCACCTATTACGCCGAATATGGCGGCGATTCAGCTACCACTGGCTACACTTCCCAGATCATGATTGTCGGCCCTATTCCTGATTCGGCGTATCAGGTGCGCCTGACGGGCACCGTGCGCTCTGCGCCGCTTTCGGCCACGAATACGATGACATACATCTCGACCAATCTACCGGACATGATGATCATGGCATCCATGATCTACATCTCGGCATACCAGCGCAATTTTGGCCGTCAGTCGGATGATCCGCAGATGGCCCAAAGCTACGAGAACCAGTATCAAGCCCTTCTGCGCTCGGCCATGGTCGAAGAAAACCGCAAGAAGTACGAAGCCTCCGCTTGGTCGTCCTACTCCCCTGCCCCTGCCGCAACCCCGATCAGGGTATAATACATGCCGCATAACACGATTAAGCTTAATCCCGGCGTCGAGACCAACACCACGTTGGCGCTCAACGAGGCTGCTTACTCGTCATCGGCCCTGATCCGGTTTCTTCCAGAGCGCAACGGCTACGGTCTGGCTCAAAAGCTCGGCGGCTGGGTATCATATTACAATTCTGCCCTGTCATCTAAAATTCGCGCTCTAAAAGGCTGGGCTGACCTCAACGCCACAAACCATCTTGGCATTGGTGCCGAGGCGTCTTTAACGGTGCTGACGAGAAATAACCTCGTCGATATCACGCCCCAAATAACGACTACAAACCCAGCGCCTAATTTTTCGACGACATCCGGTTCCAACACGGTAACCATTGTCGATGCTGGCATCACTGCGTCTACATTGGACTTCGTGGAATTTGTGACCCCCGTTTCAGTCGGTGGGTTAATCCTGTCGGGTCCATATGCCCTCTTCACGGCGTCCGGGACAACTTACACAATCATTGCATCAGGGCTGGCAACATCTACGGTATCAAACGGTGGTGCATCCTATGCGTTTTCAACGACTAGCGGTTCATCAATCATATCGGCAACATTAAATAATCACGGTTATAATGTTGGTGATCAATTTTATGTTGGCGTTGCGACAACACTTGGTGGCCTTACTTTGTCCGGCCTGTATACCGTTCTTACCGTTCCAACGGTAAATACGTTTACCTTCTCTGCTGCGAATACAGCCACATCGACGGCTGGCCCCGTTTCAATCAATTCCGGCAACATCCAGTCCACATTTTATGTGGCCCTTGGCCCACAGCCTACCGGCAGCGGTTTCGGCGTCGGCGGCTTCGGCACGGGTGGCTTCGGTGTCGGAACGACCCAGCCTTCGGTGCCCGGAACGCCTATCACAGCTACCGATTGGACGCTTGACAACTTCGGCCAAGACCTAATCGCGTGTCCTGCAGGTGGCGCTGTCTATTACTGGCAGCCCGGCGGCCAGTTGCAAAATGCGCAAATCGTCGGCGGCAATGGCCCACTGGTAAACAGCGGCATCTTCGTCGCCATGCCGGAGCGCCAGATCATTGCATTTGGCTCGTCGTTTACACTTGCGCCTGACCCCCTCCTTATCCGCTGGTCAGACATCGACGACTTCACCCAGTGGAATGCCACGCCTACCAATCAGGCTGGTTCGTACCGCATCCCTACCGGTTCCAAGATTGTCGCCGCCGTTCAGGGTCCGCAGCAGGGCTTGATCTGGACCGATCTTGATTTGTGGGCAATGCAGTATATTGGTGCGCCATTCGTCTATGGGTTCAACAAAATTGGCTCAAACTGCGGCGCGATTTCCCGCCACTGCACCGGCCAGCTCAACGGCGCAATTTTCTGGATGAGCCAGAAGCAGTTTTTTATGTCGATGGGTTCGGGGCCGCAAAGCATTCCCTGCCCTATTTGGGACGTCGTCTTCCAAAACATCAACACCTCGTACCTTTACAAGGTTGCCTGCGGCGTTAACTCGCAGTTTAACGAAGTGACTTGGTACTATCCATCGGCGAGTTCGACGGAGAATGATTCCTATGTTAAGTACAATACGGTTCTCCAGCAGTGGGACTATGGCTCTCTTGGTCGTACTGCTTGGATTGATCAATCTGTGCTTGGGCCTCCTATTGGTGCTGGTTCCGATAATTACCTATATCAGCACGAAATAGGAAACGACGCGGCCAGCGGTACATCGACCACGGCCATGCTGTCTTCGTTCCAGACCGGCTTCTTCCAGCTCAACGAAGCCGATGATCTGATCTTCATCGACCAAATTTGGCCGGACATGAAGTGGGGTACATACAGCGGTTCGCAGAATGCCACGGTGCAGATTACATTCTACGTGACCAACTACCCCGGCGACGCGGTGACGGCCTATGGCCCCTACAACATGACACAGGCAACGGAGTACATCTCCGTCCGCATTCGCGCCCGTCTGATGTCCATCGCTGTGTCTTCTAGCGACGTGGGCACCTTCTGGCGTCTGGGTGCTATCAGGTATCGGTTCCAACCGGATGGGAAATTCTAATGGCGTCACCAGACGACTTTCTGACTGCTCAAAAGAACGGCGTTCAAGGCATCAACGCTCTGAATCACACGACGCAAAATCTCGCCGGTACTATCAACACCTACGAGATAAGCGCCGCGACGTACTTTGCCACGCCGATTGGCTGGGTTGCTAAGGTCAGCGTTATCGTGGCCGGGACAACCACCGGCACCATCTATGACGCCAACTCGGTTGCCACGGCGGTAACCGGTGTTCGATTGGCCGTCATTCCCAATACCGTCGGCATCTACACCATCAATATGCCTGTCAATAAAGGCATCGTCATCACCCCCGGTTCCGGCATGATCGTCGCCGTCTCCTATAGTTGAGGTTGCTATGCCGCTATCGAAGGGCAAGTCCCAGAAAACAATCAGCCACAACATCGGCGAAATGATCAGCGCTGGGCACCCGCAGGATCAGGCCGTTGCCGCTGCGCTGAATACGGCTCGGCATTCGCGTCTCGCTGGTGGTGGCATGGGTGAGCAGATTGCCTTGGGTCTGGGAGCACCTAAGCACCAGTTGCATGTGGGACCGATCCACAGCCCCGTGGCTGGCCGCACCGATCACCTTCCAATGAACGTGCCGTCGGGGTCTTACGTGATCCCAGCCGACATCATCGGCGCAATGGGCGAAGGCAACACGATGGCAGGCTTCAAGATCGCCAAGCGCATGTTTTCGTCAAAGCCATACATGGAACATGGTGCCACTCCCTACGGGGCTGGCAATGCGCCCTACAATGGCTCCAAAGCTCCGTATAATGCTTCCGGCGCACCGTATAAAGGCAGCGCTGGCCCATACGGTTCTCATTTGGCGTCGGGTGGCACAGCGCCGGTCGAGATCGTTGCAGCCGGTGGCGAATATGTTATTGAACCAGACGACGTCACCCGCATTGGTGGTGGGGACATTGACCATGGCCACGAAATCCTCGACCACTTCGTGACCGGATACCGCAAGAAAACGATTGATACATTGAAGAAACTTCCCGGCCCAAAGAGAGATTAAAATGGAACCAACGATTAGATTAGGAACACCCGCCGACGAAACCGCCATGCTAAAGCTGGCGCTAGATGCGTGGGAAGAAAATGGCATTAAGGACGTTAACCCGCAGAAAATGCTAGGCATGATCAAGCCTGCTCTTTATTTGTGGCAGGGGCTGGTCGGCATCATCGGCGAACCGGGCGAAAAGATTGAAGGCGCAGTCCTTTTACGGATGACGCAGATGTGGTATTCTGATGCTTGGATGCTCGAAGAGAAGGCAATTTTTGTCGATCCTGAGTTCCGAAGCGCAAAGGGCGGTAGGGCGCGTCGCCTTTGTGATTTTTCAAAGAAGGTTGCTGACGACCTTAACCTTCCACTAATTATTGGCGTTCTGTCAAATCATCGCACAGAAGCCAAAGTAAAACTATACGAGCGTTCATTCGGCCCACCAGCTGGCGCTTTCTTCTTATACAACGTCCAGACCGGACATACGGAGCACTGATATGGGTGGTAAAACTGGAACAACGACTTCAAGCGTAGCCATTCCACCAGAGGTATTGGCTCGGTACAACGCTGTCAATACTCAAGCTCAAGCTACAGCCAGTACGCCGTTTCAGCAATATAGCACTGATCCTAATGCGTTTGTTGCCCCTCTTAACGAGCAGCAGCAGGCTGGTATTAACAATATCAACCAACAGGCTAATGCTGCTCAACCCGGTTATCAGGCTGCAATGGCTGGCACAGCCGGAGCTTCCCAAGGTTATAATGCTCAAAATTATCAGCAGGATGTCCAAGGTTATATGAACCCCTACTTGCAGAATGCTATGGGTTCGACGGCTGCTATGATGAACCAGCAGAACCAACAACAGCAGCAGCAGCTACAGGGAAGTGCTATTCAGCAGGGCGCATTCGGTGGTGATCGTGGCAATGTGGCTCAGGCGGCTCTTATGGGCCAACAGAACCTTGCTATGGGTCAAACGCTTGGTCAGATGGCTAATACTGGCTATCAATCTGCGGCACAAAATTATATGACGGGTCTTGGTCAGCAGGGTGCGTTGGCTCAACAGTATGGAAATCTCGCTGGTGCCGCTCAAACTGCCGGTCTTCAAGGAGCTCAGGCACAGGTTGGCGCGGGTACGCTTGGTCAGCAAACGACGCAGGCTGGACAGTCGGCACTGTACAATCAGTTCCAGCAGCAGCAGGCCTATCCATTCCAAGTATCGCAGTTCCTCGCGAACATCGCGGAAGGCACCGGCGCTCTGTCTGGCTCGACCACGACTACGACGGCACCGCAGTCATGGTTCTCATCAGATGCACGGCTTAAAGAAGACATCAAGCGCGTTGGCACGGCCAAGAACGGCCTGCCGATCTATACCTTTAAGTACAAGGGAGATGACACTGAGCAGACCCATACCGGTTATATGGCTCAGGACGTTGAAAAGGTTCATCCAGAGGCAGTTGGTGAATCGAATGGCTTTAAGACCGTTAATTATGAACAAGCTTCGGAGCCGGTGCATCGGGCGTTTGGGGGTGCCGCAAACTCTGAGGGTGGTGTCGTATCCCCGCAGCATGCCGCAGAAGGTTATTTTAACGGCGGCGATGTCGTATCGCCATATGATCTATCGGCTATTCTGGCGTCGCAGCAGCAGTCCTATGCCCCCTTCACAAAGAGTGGAATTTATGGCGGCTCCCCAGCCGGTACGCCGGGTGGCAAGGGCGTTGTTCCAGCGGCAAATCTCCCAGTCGCTCATTTAGGCATTGCCAATCCTGCTCGTGCGCAGCAGGGCGACACGCTTATGGGTGACGTGCAGGGTGCCATGAATATTGGCGATACCATTAAAAAGGCAAACGAATATCGCAAGGACATCGTTGGTCAGCCTGCGCAAGCCGCCAAGGCCGCTGTTCCGGCCAGTGGGGATACGCCAGCGCAGGCCGCAGTTGCCGCGCAGCCTTCAACCGGAATGTATGGTTTTGGCGATCTTTTAAAGCAGTATTTGCCACAAGGGCAGGCCCACGGCGGCGTTGTCGGTTATGCAGACGGTGGCGGCGTCGAGCCTTACCAGACCGACGATCCAATGTCGCAAGTGGTTTCGGACACCGAAAAAGACAAAGGCCAGCATGGCCTTATGACGGCTCAAAATCCTACTGGGCAGCCATCAAGCACGTTGGGTGACCTTAGCAAGATTGCGGCTATCCCCGGCGAGATTTCTGGCCTCGGAACGATGGCTTCTACCATTGGTTCTGGCGTCGGAGCCGCAGCAAGTGGCATCGGCAGCTTCCTTTCATCACTTGGGCCTTTTACTCTTGCGCTGAAGGATGGCGGCGTCGCCGGTCGTGAGCATCATGCTGATGGTGGCGATGCTGGGTCTGCTCCAGCAGGTGGCGTTGTCGCTTCTGCAGATGATAGTTTTGACACATCGAATGATGGTTTCACGAGTGCGGTTCCTCAGCATTGGAAGCCATTACTTTCTGCGATTAAGCAGCCAGAAAGCGGCGGTCAATACGACATTCAAAATGGCGGCAAGGGTCGAGTTGACCTTAATGCGCCACATCCCGGAGTTGTTGGGCCAGATGGCACGAGCACCGCTACGGGCGCTTACCAATTTGTCAAGGACACATGGGATCGGACAACTGGCAACGCGCCAATGACCCCTAAAAATCAAGATGCAGCAGCAATTAAGCTTGCGTCGCAAGATTACAATAAGCGTACCGGACGCGATCTGGATGCTGACCTTCAAAGCAACGGTGTTACGCCAGAAATGAAGGCGGCGCTTTCCCCGACATGGGCAGGCCTTGCGGATCGTCCAGCGCCGAATGCCGCACCAGCCGCAGTAGTTAGCGATCAGCCGGGCTTCCAAGCACCAGATAGTGCAGCGCAGAAGCCATCCCCGCTTAAGGGTATCGGCGATGCGCTTACCAGTGAGCAGTACCTTATTCCGCTTTTGGCAGGTCTTGGTACGATGGCTGGCTCAAATAGCCGGTATCTTGGTGCTGCCATTCTTCAAGGCATTGGTGGCGGCGCTAAGGCTTATGAAGACGTGCAAAACAATTTGATGCAGCGCCAATTGGATCAGCCAATTGCACAGAGCCGCAACATTGCTGTCGCCAACCAGCTTCAAAGCGGTCTTGTCGAATACAATGCCACACGTTCTGCATCGGGCCTTCCTCCGGTATCCCTGCAAGAATACGCACGGGTTTCAGGGTATAAGGGAGCATTGCCTGAAGGCATTCAAGACACGAGTTCTGCGCAGCCTTCTGGGCAAGGCTTTAGCTATTCAATTCCAGAAATGAATAGTCTTAGCATCAACCGCAATGGCGTAAATATTCCGGCCATGAACGATCAAGGGTACCTTAGAGCCTTTATTGCCAAAAACGCAGGCATTCAGTCACTCTATATGAAGGGTGCTGTTGAATCAGCGCAGCATAACCTTGATCAAATTGTTGCCAATCAAAGGACACAGAATGTCGCTGGCGAAACTGTAAACGCCCCCGGTGCGATTAGTGCTGGGCAACAATCCACACTGGCTGGGCAACGTATGGCGCAATCTGGCGACTTCGTTAATCAAGCGATCTCGTTCAATCGGGCTGCACCTAACATTAAGCAAAACCTGACCGATTTGGAGAATGTCTATTCCCAATTTAGGTCTGGTGCTGACACCGCACGAGCATCATTCCAGCAGCTTATGACGGCCCTTGATCCTCAAGGAAATTACCCATCGCTTCATGATGCTGATGCTTCAAACTATCAAAGCGCACTGAAGGGTGCAGCATCTCTTATGACGGCCCAATTGGCTGGCTTGCCTGCCGGTGCGCCGAAGGCTGAACTCGAAGCATTGCAGCGGCAAATTGCCAATCCAAACATGGAGCCCGGCGCTGTCCATCATATTATTTCTCGTGCAAAGGCATCGGTCAATTATCAAGACAAAATGAATATGGGTTACAAGCCCGAAGAGCAGAATTATGATGTCCAAGGATATCAAAATAAATTCTTGTCGGCTCCTGAAAACGACTATGAAAAGTTTGTCAACCAAACTGAGGCTGCAATGAAGCCCGGTGCTGGCATGACAGGAAATATCACGCCAGAGGCGGGTAAAGTCTACCAAGACGCCAATGGCAATAAAGCCCGTTGGGATGGCTCCAAGTACATAAAGGTGCAATAATGGCTGATCCTGAGGTTCTGCATGATTTTAACCCCATTGGCCCTGCTGATGAGGAGGCCACAGGCTTTAAACCTGTCGGCGAAGTTGGAGCTGACTTTAAGCCAACCCAAAAGGCAAAGCCTGATGTTGGGAGCTTGGAATCATTCGGGCGCGGCGCGGCGAATGCTTTCGCGCTTGGGTATTCTCCGCAACTAATTGCAGCCATAGAGTCGGGGCACATGCCCGGTAGCAATGACCCAGAATACCTGAACGAGCTTGCCAAACAAAAATCATCCAATGAGGAAGCTTGGAATCAACACCCATGGCTTTATGGAACAGGCATGGCTGCTGCGGCAATCCCGGCTGCTGCTAACGCTGTCCTTGCTGGCCCAGAGGAGGCCGCCGCAGCAGGCGGTGCTGGCTTATTGGCAGAGTCTGGCAACATTGGAAGTTTAGCTGGTGCAGGCCTACGCTCCCTAACTGGTGGGGCTGGTCTGGCTGGCGAGGCCGCAAGCGTATTGGAAAATCCACTTGCCCAAGGTGCTGTTTACGGTTCTTCAGAAGGCGATACGCTGGGTGATAAGGTTAGCGGTGCCATCGCAGGGGCAGCAGGGGCAAAAGTGGCCCCTATGCTTCTAGGAGCGGCAGGCAAGGGCATTGGCGCACTCGGGGCTAAGATCGCACCTGAATTTTCCGATCAGGTCTCACAGGCGCTTAATAATGGCATTTCAAAGGGTCATATCGCAGGTGCAATCGGCGATGATGTGGGCTTTAGTGTTCCGGCATTCGTTGCGTCTGATAGCAACCCATCTGCATTTGCTTCAAATCTTGACTTGCGTAGCTCTATGGCAAACGCTTCAAACAAGACTGTAAACGAAATTGGCGGGAAGCTTGCGGATATCGCTGGCGATGCAAACACCAATGACACAGGCGAAGCAATCCGAAATACCATTGGAAACTGGGCAAAGGACGACCAAAGCCCACATGGCTTTGAATCTGCTTTAAACAATGCTTTTAAGCCAGTTGAAGAATTTAGATCAAATCCAGCTAGGTTTAATATGACGAATATGCAGGCTGCTGCTGATGCAGTCCGCAATTCATCGATGGCTGCAATTTCCGATGTAGAGCCTACATTGGCAATTATTGCTAAGGCCGAATCGGTTCCAAACGGCCTGTCATTTGAAGACATGCATAATCTTCGCAGGTTCATTGCAAAGGGCATTGACTTTAATCGAGGACCAAGCGGCCAAAATTTGGATGAAAGCATCCTTAAGAGGCTATATGGTTCTGTAACAGAAGACATGCGCGGCGCGGCAGGCTCTCTCGGTGGCGAAGAGGGGACTGCGGCTTTTAACGCTGCAAACGCCGATGCAGCCGACCTCTACAAGCTGCGGTCAAGCGTACTTCGCATAACTGGCAATCCAGACGTCAATGGTGCTAGAGCAAAAACCGGTGACCAAATTTATAAAGGCATCGAATCTGCAGCCTTAAAAAACACATCTGGGCCAAACTTTACCGATGCTGCAAACCTGCAAAACGTACTGAGCAAGTACGATCCGTCCACATGGGATAAGGTCGGACAGACATATGTTGCAAAAAATATTGCCCCAAATGGCAATTTTTCATTCAACAATTTAAGCAGAAAATACGGCACAGACCTTCATCCTCAAGGGAAAAGTTTGCTGTTTGGTGGTGGAGCATCGAATGATCTTCGCCAAACTTTAAACAAGGTAGAAACCTTTGGCAATTTGCCTAGCGGCAATAATGTTGTCGGCAATCACATCGACGAATTGGCAAAAAAATCAAGCGGAGGCCTTGGTAATAAAAAAGGCCTTTTAGGCGAATTGGGTGCCGGTGCTGCCGAATCATTGATCCTTGGCGGCCTTCCAATAAAGACGCTTGGGACAGCCGGTGCGGCCAGTGTTTTGGGCAATTTAAGTGCCCGTAACATTGCCAAGCCATTGTCAAAATACACACCAACGACTGGTCAAAAGATTGTGGGTCAAGCCCTTCAAAAAAGCGCACCCCTCATTGGGGCGCAAGCCATTAATCCATTGGGAGCAGGAGCTGTAAAGGCTGGTGGTCAATATGCCATTATGAAGGGCTTACAGCAGGTTCCACCATATTTATTTTCCAGTGGTCAGGCCTCTGGCGGTCGCATTGGGCGCAAGAGTGGCGGTCGAACAACTGGCGCTGCAAAAGCCAAGGCTGACCAGTTGATTGCCATGGTGGATCGTATTAAGAAGGACGAGGGCAAGGGCACGAAGCCACTGCTTAACGTGGATGATACAACCATCGCCAAGGCGCTGGAAATCGCAAACAGGGGTATCTAATGGACAATTTAGAAGTAGAACTGAAGCTCACCGTGGCGCACGTCAATGCCATCCTAAAGCACCTTGCGAAGGGTGCCTATGAAGAGGTTTCAGAAGTGATCGCGATGCTTCATTCGCAGGCCAAGCCGCAAGTCGAGGCGGCAACGACAGCGGCACAGGTCGCAGAATAAAAAAGAAGCCCGGTGCAAGCCGGGCTTTTTTATTACACGAATTTATCGTAGGCCAGTTCGCGGATGACGTACCCGCCGAGCTTCGACGAATACCGCGCCACGTCGAACCCATCGTGGTTGTCGCATAGGTACATCACCATAATGGCAAAGATCATGCTGTCGCCGTAGTAGGCGATGATATCGGCTGCCGGGTCGAAGTCGGTCATCCGTTCTGCAACCTTGTGTTCGAAGCGATGAATGTTTTCATCGCCAATCAGGTTGTCAAACATGGGAAGGTCGCTGACATAGACGACCGATTCGGCGAGGGTATTTAGCTCGGTTGGGTCAAACCGAAAGCTTGGGTTAGGTACGAAGACCCTCTTGTATTTTTCCATCTACGAATTCCTGCTCTTCCATAAAGAAGTCCCAAAGGGGCATCTCGGATTTCAACTCGATCAACATACGATCTGCTTCTTCTTTTGTCATATCGTTGTCGATAATGATAGATGGCTGGCGCATAAAGTCGCGGCGTTCGCCTCTAATCTGGAACCACGTCATGATCATAATCCCTCAAAGTCTCACGGGCTTTGTCCAAGGCACCCAGCATGAATGGCGTAAGATCACCCTTTGGCCGCGCACTTTTCGGACGTGTTAGGTCTGATTTATACTCTTCCATAACATTAATGCAAAACACCAATGCCCGTTTATATTCGTCGGAAGCCTTCCCAATCTTGTGGATGAAGTCCGCAGTGTCGGGAAGGTTCTGCTCACGGCAGCGCAAGGCATGGTCGAAGTGCTTCGGGAAACGATCAGCGCGGGGCATTGGCGGCTCTTTCTGCTAATTCTATTTGGCGCATTCTAAAACTTTCCTCTATCGTTGGGCGATGCTCCTTAATAGTTGGGGCGCGTTTCCCATCTGGAATGTCTTTTAATGCTTCTTTTGCAATAGAACCAATAAAGTGAGATGATGCCTTAGTTTTCCAACGATTATATTCAAATTGGATATTAATTAAAGCATCCCTAAATTGGTCCCTTTCTTTTTTAAGGGCCATTAATCCTTCTAAAGCATTGTCTCGGTGGCGTTCTGCATCTGCCAATTTCTTACGAAGCTCCACAACATGGGCAATGGTAATATCATCGGCATGGCGGTCGGCTGGGGCGTACGGCCCCAACCAACGAACATCTGACATCATCTTCTTGCTGCGATATCCCGTCATCTCAGGCGCTCCCCTAACGCACATGGTCTTCTAGCTCCATGATGGCACTGAAGCCTGCAAACAAACCCAAGATACCACTGAAAAAACACCACATTGCAAGCCATATGGTTGTGGCATTAGATGCAACCGAATCATTTAGGGCATTAGCACACCAGTAGCTGGTTAATACTAAAAAGATTGTTGTTGCCACGTACATCCGAAACTTGCTCATCCTTCCATCGCCTTTGTTAAATCTAAAGTTACGGTTGGCAGATTGGTGGGACTGGCTTGGCCGCCCAGTTTGGCATATCCCTCAATGTCGTCCCAATGATCGCGGAAGTCCTTGTCGCCGTTAAGAAGACGGGAAAGCTTGACTGAAATCATTTCCAAAGCCTCCTTCTGGCCATCGCTCAGGCGTTCCCAGTTCTTGCCGCTCCGCAGCACGTCTTTAATGGCTTGGCTAAGGTTGGCGTTGTCGCGGTAGTTCCCGTGGGTCTTCTCGCGTGTGTTTAGTAAATTACTCATTTTACCCTCTTTGTGATTAAATTCATGATCTTCGTATAAACGATCCGCAGCCACATAAGCCGCTTCTCGGTCTTCGCTTGCGCTTCCGCTTGCTTCCGGCGACGTATCTCCAAGTCCGTCTTGGCGTCGTGCCAATTCAAGTTGGCCCTGTCCCGATCGCGGCGCATAAACAATTCGCACAAGATATCGTAACGCTCTTCCCAGTCGCGAATAATTCGACGAAGGCGGCGTTCTTCCGCCAATGTACCAACTAGTGCTTGCTCCTCGATAGTGTTCCAACGATCATCCTCCCCGTTGCGATGGTGGCCCTTAAGCCTAGCATTCTCAACGCTTAGGTCGGCAACTTGCCGTACAAGGCGTTCATAATCCAACATATTTGGCATTAGTTTTTCCATTCATTTGGTGGGCGCAAGCGAAACTCATTGCCTGCGTTGCTAGTCTCGTAGTGGTTGCTGGTCTCGATCGCACCCACCTCGCGTAACGCGGCGATCTGGGCGCGGACGGTATAACGCTTGCTGTGGACTTCGTCGGCCATTTCCTCATAGGTGCCTGCGAATGTCTCGTAACCATATCTATCAAACAACCGAATCCAAAGAAGCTTGGCTGATGAGCCAAGCCCCAAGTGGTACACGACATCCATAATTGTCTTTAGCATTTTATACTTTCTCGTACTTTGGCTTTAAACCCTTCAAACGCTTGATTGCGCTATCTGGGTGCGATCGGCCAATTAACAAAATAGATTTAACCTGTTCCATCCTTTTGCGTCTGGTAACATATTCATCAACTGAGTTTGTTGCTTCATACTCAATATCTTTCATCACACTTATAATCTTCCAAATCGCATCTTTAATGCAATCCATTGTAAGATCTTCAATATATGAAGCGTTGATGAGTTTTTCGTTCTTTCGCTCATCCCCAAATTTAAAATTGTTGATATACTCTTGGACTAGTTCTCCAATCAGCATGGTGGCATCTAGGGCTATAATATCTTGCTTATCCATTTACTCATCCTCCCAAGGGTGGGGGCTTATGCCCCCTTTGAAACCACTTTAAGAACTTCGAAGCACTTGCCATCTTTTTTGCAGGCATTATAGAGCTTCATCTGCTCTGGCGTCACACCGTAGGTTGCAAGAAGCAAAGCCTCATCGAGAACGGAACGCTGCGAAAGTGAAACCTTGACGTCGTATTCTGCGCCTTCGACAAGATCGGTGCCAAGGGCGATAATCTCAGCCTTGATGGCGTCTTTGGCAACTTCCAAAGCCTTGATCTGTGCGTCGATGTCGTAGTAGCGGTCGGCGAGGGTGCGGTTCGTCATGGTCATCTCCATTTAAATTTGCGTCAGCTCGTTGCTGATGAACCTGTTATACACTGTCCTTTTCAGGTGTCAAATACTTTTTTGCACGACCTGCAGAAATATTATCTTGCATCCGCACATCCCGATTTGTCCAAGTCCAGCACTCGCCTGTTTCATCTTGGAAACAAACCCATGAGAGGTGATGCTCGAACCCGTAATCGATTAGGAAATGTGCCATCGCTGGGCCTTTTGGCGTGTCCAGTGGCAATGGGGGGTCAATTCGGATCATTTTTTATCTCACACATGATGATACGGATTATGTAGCCTAGCATGCCAAGCGCCCAAAGCAATCCTATCCATTCTGCAATTTCATGATTCGTCACTTCTCGTCCTCCATATCTTCATGACCTCTGCCTCGATGTGAGGCCGCAATTTATCAGGGGTCCGACCAATTTCGGCCCTGCGTTCCAACTTTGTCTCCAGATTAAGTATCCGGCAGGCACGTTCATAGATCGCCAAGCGGCAGGCGGACTGTATCCCTTCAGGCTGGTCCTGCAACGCGACCTTACCAATCATTACATCTTCGATCATTTTGCTAGGCCGCGTAATGAATTTCCAGATATCGTCCGAATGCTTCCCGCGCCGCTTTGTGGCCGAGGGCAATGCAAACAAATCCCCCTGCTTCTTGGGCGGCATATAGGTAATCCTTCTGTCCATCTTGTAGCGAGGACTTGGTGTGGTCCCGCCGCTTCAATTCGCATACAAATGTCGGGCTTCCGGGGATGATAATGTCGGGTGTTCCGGTCACCATGCCTTCGGCCTTTTCAATCTTCACCTTCATTGCCGTCCTAAAACCCTCGTTGCGGGGATGGAAGGCAATTTTGCCCCATGAGTTTGGATAATCACGGCGCATCCTAGCAAAAAATGTAACCTGCTCTAGCGATTCGGTGGCGCATTTTCCCCTAAATGATTTGTCACCATATACGTCAATGCCGGTCGGGAATTTCATCTGGCTTCCTATTGTAGGCCGTTACCTTGTACCACTGCCCATCCTTCTCATAGGTAATGGTGTCGGGTTGCTTGCCACCCAATGCGGTAAACATAGCACGATCTTTGAAGCCTTGCGACCAGTTTGGTGTTTTTGGCACCCAGAACGAGAATTTACGATAGGATGTCCGCACATCGACCCGCCACATCTCGCGCCCGGCCTTGCTTAACGTGTGGTTTACGGACCACTCCTCGACGACGTCGGTCTGCCGCCGGTTGGGGTCGGCCTTCATGGCGTTAAACTCAGCAATCAGCTTCTCGTTAGGGTCAACAATCTCTCCCTTGCACTCCGCGCAGTACCTTGCCGCGATGTCGTTGTCCGCCTCACAGTGGGGGCAGGACTTTGTGGTCCAACGAGATCCGCACTGTACCAATTGTCCTGCTGCGAGTTGCTTTGATTGGCACCGCCGACCGTAATGGGCGGGAATCATGCCATGCTCGGTTTCAATCGTAATACCATCGAGATCGCAAAAGTAGCCAGAGGGGCTGATCTCGAACCCCGATGGGTTTGGTCTGGCTTTAAATTCATTTTCCACCTCGCATAATGGGCAGCGCACCTTCAGGTAAAGCGCGTTTTCCTTTGCCTTTACCGTCTTGATCAAGGGGTTAAACACGTCACCGTCGGGGCAGTGGCGCTCGAGGTTCTCGGCATAATCTAGGATCAGGCAGTCATCCTTACCCTCGAACAGGCGCAGGCCTCGACCGATGATCTGCTGCAGCAGGCCAACTGATTCTGTCGCTCGTAGGATTGCAATCAGATCGACGTGGGGGGCATCGAAGCCGGTGGTGAGCACCTGCACGTTGACAAGGTACTTGATCTCTTGGGCCTTGAACCGCGCTATGATGGCGGCGCGTTCCTGACTGGGCGTATTCCCCGTCACAAGGGCAGACAAGCCCCGTGGCAGGCTTTCCATGCACTCTTGGGCATGTTGCACCGTGGCGGCAAAGACCATCACCCCTTGGCGTTCTCTGGCCTGCGCCACCACGTCCGCGATGATTGCAGACGTCTTGCGGCCTTGGCCGATAAAGGCGCGGTCGATGTCCTCGCTGTCGAACTGATTGCGGCTATTCAGCTCCATGTCGAGGGTGTGGTATGATTCGGCGTGTATCTGCCCGATCACCGGCTTTGTCAGGTAGCCCTGATCAATCAGCTCCTGAGCCGTGATCCGGTCCACACAGACCGAGAAGTACGGATTGATGGTTTCGTGTTCTCCGACTGGCTTACCATCTGGCCACTGGCCGAAGATGTACCCAGTCCCCATCCGATAGGGCGTGGCAGTCATCCCCACGACGCGGATGTTGGCATTCTGTTCGCGAATGGCATTGACGATGTTGCGGATCGTCGGCGTGATCCCGTGGGCCTCGTCGATGACGATCATCCCGAATTGGCTGCCAAAGCGCCTGATGCGGTTCTTTACCGTCAGAGGGGTGCCAAATACCACTGGGTGCTTTAGCGACTTGGCCCCAGCGCTTGCCGAGAAGATTGAGCAGGGGTTGCCGGTCGCGCGGTATTTTTCGCTATTCTGCACGACAAGCTCCGCGCTAGGCGCAAGGCATAGGACGTGTTTGCCGCCAGATATGCGGTGGATGGTGTTAGCAATCGCCGCAATGATGTGGCTCTTGCCTGCCCCCGTCGCTGCCTCGATGCAGCAGGGTTCAGCCGTTTTCTTCACCCACTGGATGATTTGGTCGTGCGCTGTCTGTTGATAGGGTCTTAACATTTAAATCTTCCATTTTATTTAGATTGATCTGTGGCACCATCCATGCCGGTGCACCCTTGCCATTGGGGTCGTAGAGGTATTTGTCCTGCTTGGCTTCGTTGGTTCGTATCCAACCGGCCATTGTGTAGGTAGGCATGCGATTAATCACAAGGACGACAATCTCGTCCTTCTTGTCGTTTGCCCGGATGATCAGCTTGCCATGCTCGTGCTTGGTGGATCGCACCTGCATGACCCCGACATCCGGTGCCTTGAATGTATTCACCGATGGCTCGTAGTAGACATCCAGCCACTTCGCAAAGGCCATTTCGGCGGCTGCCCCATCGACATCAATCTGCCACTGCGAATCAGTTGGCGAGTGCTTGTTTTGAACGAGATTTCCAAGCGACGATATGCTTCGCATGTTGCCGACAAGCCCGGCAACCATGAGTTCGGGCTTGGTTAGTTTAATGGTATTCATTATTGCCCCATTGTTTTGCCATAGCATCAGCGATGCCTTGATAGGTCGTGCTGCGAAGCTTCCACCGGTCCGCTGATGGCGGCAGGTAGTGTAAGCGCTCCCTCTGATTCTTAGGCAGCGCCATCATTTCATCCCTGACGTTGTTTGTCGCTACCAATGGCTGCAGCCCCTTAAGCTACAGGCAGGTCGCCTTCTGCTCTAAGTGCCCAAACATCCATGGCTGCACAACTTGCGTCTGCCTGGTCCCTCCAATGCGTTCCTTGGCATACTTGTGCATAATGGGGTTTTCGACAGCGATCATTGGGATGTCAGCATTCAGCAAAGCTTTGAAGAATGCCGCGCCATCATCAAGCTTGGCCCATCTCGAAGGGTCTTTGTGTAGCCACGTCACGCCGCTATTGGTTAGATACGTGCATGGCGGGTGCGCGATCATCAAATCCCAGCCGTCGCCGATGATGTCAAATACATCACCCTGATAATGCGGCCCAGCCTTGTCGGTCGGAAGCAGATCACACGACATGGCATCATGCCCCTTGGCAACAAACGCATCGCGCACGGTGCCGCTGTATTCACATGCTATTAAAACTCTCATCACTGTCCTACGAAGATTGTGGGTTGCGGGTCGTTAAAATCAAACAAGTACCAGCAGCAATTATCCTTGCCAGCCGTATTCCCAAACCACTTCACCCGCCCCACCGACACAATCTTCTTGCAGTGCGGCAGGTAAGGCGTGGCCTGCTTGGTGTGCATCCAATCCGCATCAAACAGCAACCATGTCGGCCCCCAAAACAAGGATCTCTCGATGATCTGGTGCATCACATCGCGGCCCCAAGGCGGGTTTGTAATCACTAGGTTGGCGCGGTTCATGTCTTCGCGTGTCAAAAATGACGCATCTGCCTGTTTCACGATCTTGTGGCGAGGCTCAACGTCATAGGCGGCAACGCACTTGTGGCCATGCTTTTGCAGGATGCGGATCAGAGCCCCATCACCGGCGCAAGGCTCCGCATAATATGAACCCTTTGGTAGGTGCGAAAGAAGCGGCAGAACCGCTTCCTCCGGTGTCGCATAGGCATCAAGCTTGTGCGGTTTAAAATTGCTTCGCTTGCCCATTTTCTATGCCCATCCCTGCCTTCAACCGTTCAGAATAGTTTTTCTGAAGCCATCCTAAAAATTTACCGCACCCATCGCATCGAACAGCAAGCCCATGCGGTGGCGTTGAATTATGCAATTGACCCATTACCGATCCACAAAAACGGCATGGATTTAGTGATTTTGTCAGACCATTTAATTCACGTTTGATCAGAAAGGTATTTTTCTGCATTTGGAAGCTCTCTTTCGATCAAATATTTCTCATAAAAATTACGTAGAACGGGCAGGATCGTATTGAGAAACGCCCTGTCCAACTCAATCCTCTCGACCGCATCCCCGTATGGCGTCCACTGGTAGAAGTCGCACCAATCGCGGTCCGTGGCAAATAGCTGTATCTGCATCTGCGCATAATAGTGGGTCTGCATTGCTGCCGTCTTGAATACCGGCGGTCTCTTATACCGAATGCCAAACGGGCACTTGATCTCGACCAGTCCGCGATCGCCCACCAGTCCATCGGGGCTGGCCCCGAGCCAGTGCTCGTATTGGTAGAAGGCGCACGGTTCAACCGTGTTGCCGGTGACCATCTCGTATTCAAGAAGGGCACCGGCCTCGTTCTGTACGCCCCAGTTAGTGGCTATGTTTCCCGTAAACTCACTGGGAGCCTTGTGCCAATCACGAACCATGCGGCGCAAGATGTCCGCTTGATTCGCAAAGGGTGCGATACCGAGGATTGCTCCAACGGCTGAACCGGTCACTCGGCCCTTTCGAATGTTAAACCATTCCTCGGATCGCTGTTCCATTATCTTTCGTCCTTTAAAGGCCAGCCCAATATCTTACAAAGGTCATCGGATGGGTTTACTTCGTCCATTATAATTTTGCGTTCTCGCTCCAAAAGACCAATGACATCGCCAATCAGATCAATTTGAGCGGTTGTGCTAAGTTCATCAAAATAAGATGAAAATGTCACATCACCATCGATATAACCATCCGTCCATAATGTAGCAATTCGCTTGCCTTTATGACGATCTCCGTCCCAACCACGAGAAAATCTATCGGCCATCAAAGCACCTTGTAGGCTACGATGGTGCCTGTACCACATTCACGCCATAAGAAATGACAAGCCAAATGTGGTCCGTTTTTTTCGCCACTGCGAAGAAGCACTTCCACAGACGTATCGTCGTGAACCGGACATTCACCGGCAGTGTGCGCCTGCCATCCCAAAGTTCGGATTTTAGACAGGCTTTCCATCTTCTTATGCAGTTCGCGACCAGCGTTTACAGCATCTTCAAGGATGCGTTCAAGCTTGGTAATACGAACCGTAAGCTTTCCAAGCTTTTCGTCAAAGCTTGGCTCTCTGGTACGAAGCAACTCAACCCAATCTCGGGTGTCTGTCTTCTTTTCTACTGTCACCTTTGCAGGACGTCCGCGTTTTTTCTTAATCTCAACCATTTTAATCTCCATATGTTGTTAAAGTGGGGACGGCCCCGAAGCCGCCCCCGTCCCGTTCTAGTCCCCTTAGAACGGAATTCCATCATCGTCGTCTGCAGGGCGTGGCCGTGCAGCCTTGGACGCGTTAGCCTTCGGCGATACCGACGCAATCCAATTGCCGGTCATCTTCTTGCCGTCGTCGCCGACCATATCCCAGATGTTGACCGTGATCTGCATCTGCTTGCCCGAAAGCGCCTTCTGCAGATTGTTGTCATTTGGTGCCTTGCCGCTGGCCACCAGTGCGCCACCGGCGTTCTTGTCGATAGCAAAAAGCATGCGCTTGGCCTTGTCCTTGGCCTTCTCTGGGTCTTTCTGGCGCGGCTTGTCGTCAATGCACCAAATCTTCTGGAAGACCTTGCGGTTCTTGTATTCCGCAGGCGTCAGGACTGACCAGCGGATCGAGACGAACTCGTTGCCATCACGGTCTTCATCGATTTTTGCCTCGTCAATGGCAGCCAGCAGGCCGGTGCCATCGGGGATCGGAGCAAAGTTACCGCCGCCGGTTTCAAATTCGCCGCCGGTCTTGTGGATGTCATCGCCATCCGAGAGGTTCCAATAATCAACCATTTACTTTTTCCTTCTTCAATACAACGCTAAGTGATGGGATATAGGCTTCGAGGGGGTTCTTACCCAGCTCGACAATCAGTGGCTCGGTAATGCCGTAGCGGTTTTTAGACACATTGGCTGCCGCTGCGTGTGTGATCAGCACACGAGTTCCGTCGGAGATGGCTTTCTTGCGGTCGCCATCACCTTTCGTAAAAGTTTCCAGTTTCAAGAAGCCCACGACATCTACGTCATCGACATAGGGTGCCATCGACTTGGCATGCAGGCGCAGGCCGTACTTGCTAAACGAATCATCATCCGGTGGATTTTCAGTGCCGATTTCAACGTGGGCAATGAACACAGTATGCATGCCGCGCTTTTCAGCGAGGATTGCAGCAGCCTTTCGCAAACGCTGATGCATGATCGCGACAGCCTCGCGGCCAGCGCCATAGCCACCAGCAGCCTGCTGGATGTTTGTGGCCTTCTTGTTGTCCTTCGCGATGACGTCCGCGATAAACATGCGCTCCAGAGCCGTGATGCTATCAACGACCAAAGTCTTGTAGCCATGCTCTTCGCCCATCAGACCCTTAAGCTGGTTCCAAAGGTCTTCGACGTCATTAATGACGGGGAAAACATCTGGCTTTAGATTTTCGGGGATTGATTGAACACCATCTTCAGCACGAATAAAGATCGGCTTGGGAAACGAGGCAGCAAGTGTGGTTTTACCCATACCACTATCCCCGCAAAGCGTGACAACTACAGGCCTGTCACCCGGCTTTTTTATCGTATCTAAAATGCCCATTGGCATATCTCCTCTGTTTCAACGTGTTGACAAATGACATCAGGTTGTGTGATTGTCAACACCACAATATTGAAAGAGGCATAAAAAATGGATTTGAACAATGTCACGATGGAGCGCATAAGGGTGGCGCTCAATGACCGCAACCTCGCAAAGGTTGCTGTCTCTACTGGTCTACACGAGAATACCATTCGCTCTATCGCTGCGGGTAAAAACAATAATCCGCACATGACGACATATGAAAAGCTCGTGAAATATTTGTTTGGGAACCAAGAATAAAATGTCAAATCATCGCGACTTTTGGGAGGCGGGTTACCGCATCTTTGGCTTGCATGGCATTGCAAAGGATGGTCGCTGCGCTTGTCACAATAAAAATTGTAAAGCGGTTTTGAAGCACCCGATCATGTCTAATTGGACCTCGGTGCCGGAATGGTCCGAAGAGCAATTGGAAAGCTTCGAGAAAATGGACCACTTCGCCACCGGCTACGGTGTGCTGGTGAAGGGGTTGATCGTCGTCGATGTTGACGCCCGTAACGGCGGCGTCGAATCATATGCGCAGTTGATCAAGGACTTTCCAGAAATCACCGGCGCAGGCCTGATCGTGGAAACGGGATCGGGTGGCGGATCGAAGCACCTGTACTTCAAAGCTCCCGAAAATGTCGCCTTGGTGCAGCAGCTTGATGCCTACAAAGGTGTTGATTTCAAGTCATCCGGCTACGTCGTCGGGCCGGGGTCGCTGCATGCCAGTGGCAACCGCTACACAATCGCTGTGGGATCGCCAAATGATATTGACACCGCCCCAGCATCGCTGCTTGAACTGCTAAAGAAGCCAGAGCGCTATCGCGCAACCTTTGAAAGCAAGACCGTCGATGTATCATATAATCAACTCGGGGATATGCTCTCGTATATCAACAACGCCGATCTCGACTACGATGTCTGGATCAAGATCGGCATGGCCCTACACCACGCATCCGCTGGTTCGGCCTACGACCTCTGGGAGGCTTGGTCCAGCACATCCAGCAAGCACGATGCCTCAGACATGGCCAAGAAGTGGCACAGCTTTGGAAAGTCAGCCAACCCCGTCACCCTCGGAACCCTCGTCTACTACGCTGAAGAGGGTGGCTGGAAGTGGCCGGTCACGTTCTCGACGAATGAGGTCATTGAAGAGGTAGAGCAGGACGAGATCGATATCAGCGGCATTGACCTGCGTCGCCCACCAGGCTTCGTCGGCGAGGTAGCTGAATGGATCGAAGATCAGGTTCGCTATAAGCGCGAGAACCTATCGGTCGGCGGTGCTTTGATCGCAATGGGCAACCTTATTGGCCTAAAGTATAACGATCCAATCGGCAGCGTGACGTCAAACCTAATCGGGTTCTGCGTCGCGGGATCGGGCACCGGCAAGGACAGCGTCCTCGATGGCGTGGGCGAGATCATGACGGCTGTGGGCCTTAAGAAGGCCTGCTACGGCGCGATCAAGTCAGAGCAGGAAATGGTCCGCAACCTCGTCGAGCACCAGCCTACCTATTACCTGATCGACGAGATCGGCTACCTGTTTACCAAGATCAAGTCGGCTCAGACCAAGGGCGGCGCAAACTACCTCGAAGGCATTATCGGCATCCTGATGTCTGTCTATTCCAAGGGCAATAGTTCGCTGATGGTCAGCGGCGATGTGCGCAAGGAAATCCGCAAGCAGTTGCTGGCCGAGATTACCCAGATCGACCGGCAGCTTGATGACGGCCCCGACAAACTCAAGGAAGCCCGGCGTGTTCAGTTGGAGCAGGCTTTGAAGTTCATCGAGGACGGCATTCGCAATCCCTTCCTGTCGATGATCGGGTTTACGACCAACACAAACTTTGATTCGACTGTCAACTTTGAAAATGCCACAAACGGTTTCATCGGTCGGTCGTTGCTGTTCATCGAGACCAAGTCGGTGCCCTACGAGAAGAAGCGGTTCAAGAAGCGCCCGATGCCAGATGAGATGAAGGCAACCCTGCAGCAGATCGCATCTGCAGGATCCTTTAGCATGATGCCAGAGGGGCGCATCGAGAACTATGGCTCCAAGGTGTCGGTGCCCTCGACAGACGACGCCGTGGCCCTTCTGGAGCGCTCCAGCGAGGCGCTGCATAATCTGGCCGAGGACGCCTCGGAGCGTAATGGGCTGGAGGCGCTGTATCTGCGCGGCAAGGAGCTTGTGGCAAAGGTATCGTTCATCCTAGCGGCACCGGAAGGTCTGCGCACGGTTGAGCACGTTCGTTGGGCCTATGCGATGATCAAGAATGACATCGAGACCAAGGCCCGTATGGTGATCGGAAACGACCGCCAGAAAGAAGCGCCGGAGGACGCGTTGCTATCCCGGCTGGTTAACCTGATTGACCACGAGGGCGAAACTTTCGGGGTTTTGGTTAATAAACTTAGGACATACAAGAAGGAGGATATTGAAAAGGGGCTGAAGAAGCTTGCAGATAAAGGATATCTAGTCGTCGAAGAAAGCATACACCCACGCAAAAAGATCAAAATCAAACGCTATAGGAAAATTTAATGAGCGATGATAGCTGGTATTTGAAGGCCCAGAGACAATACGACGAATGGGCACGGGAAATGGTGGGCGTTGCTGCAACAGGCGAATCAATCCGCATTATGTTGCAGTTATTTGTGGGCCCACCACCAAAGGCTAATATGTGGGCGAAGTTGTTTAAATTCTTCGTCGATAACGAGATGCTGAAGTGGACAGGCGAGTTTATGCCCACGCAGTCTGGCAAAAAATCATCAAAACTTTATGAGGTATTAAAATGATCGACAAGAATAAGAAGTACCGCACCCGCAACGGTCGTGAGGTTCGGATTTATGCAACGGATGGGAATAGTATTTGGGCAGTTCATGGAGCCATACTTACGGAAGATGGTTGGTGGGCAATGTGTTGGGCAAAAGATGGTAAATTTATATGCGGTGGAGTTTATGATGGTTCACCTTCATCTGCGTCTGACCTTGTTGAAGTCAAACAACGCATCAAAAAAACAATTTGGGTTAATATTGATAAACAGACAGATGATTTTTTTGACACAAAAGAAGGTGCTGATGAATATGCTTCTCAACACCGCATCGCCTGCGTGAAAGTTGAAATTGATTGTGAAGAAGGAGACGGATTATGACAATCGACCTAAACGAGCACATGAAGAAGAAGACCCAAGAGAAGCATATCAAGGCCTATGACGCGATGGCCAAGGCCATGGATGGCCTGACGGTGGGCACCGTGCTGCACCTGACGTCTACCTTTGTCGCCAATGTCATGTCACAGCTCGATGCTCCGGCACGTATGCAGGCCGCAATGACGTTCTATGGCCAGATCGCCGAGGACAAGAGCGAGGCGGGGCCAGAGCAATGAACGACCATCAAATTTACATTGAGCGGGTCTATGATGGCCGAACGTACCGCTCGATTGGTGAGGAATACGGTCTGACAGAGCAGGAGGCCTATCAGGCCTTCCGCCGCCAGCATAGGAAGGAAAGGCATAAACGCTTGGCGCTTACGTTCCCTGATGGCGTTCTGGTGGACCCCGACGGGATCGGCGAATTCGAGGACGAGTGGACCGTCGAAGAGATGTATAAAAATATGTTTGACACGTCTTTTGATTCGTGAGACAACATCATTGTTCAGTAAATGGAGATACCAATGTTTTACATCGTGCCAGCAGGCAAGAGCATCGACCACATCGTGGCTACGACCGAATCGTTTATGGCGGCTCGGTTCCACGTCAATTTCTTGAAAAAGACCCGCGACGAGGATCACGACATCGTCGAGATGCGGCGTTATCCATTCGACAACGTCAACGACCACACGGCCCTTCACGACGGACCAGCGGAGAAGGCTATCGACCATAGCCTGTATATGTGATGGCCATTGGCAAGCGCGGTCCGCGCAACCATGGCGGCGCAAGCGTCGGCGGTATTGACCCCAACGGCAAGGTGCGCTTGGTTTCATCGAACCAAGCCAAGCGAGAGGCCAGCATCCGAGGGGATCTGGCTTCCGTTAAGCCGAAGGTGACCCTGCCAAAATTTAGTTGGGATAAAAAAGATGACACTGATCAGATATGAATATGAACCGGACAACGTGTGGGCCTTATGGGAGGACGATACGGGGCACCGGTGGTACGAGCATATTGTCGTTAATGGGGAGGTGATTTGGTGATGGAAAGTTATATGGACGTTTTGAAAGATCGCGCCGATCAAGAAGAATGCTACGCTTGGGCGGTGCATGAAATTGAACGAAAAGACGTTGAGATTGAACGGCTGCGTAAAGCATTAACCGATTTAGATAGGGGCATCAATCAATGGTTACCCACTGAATCCGTGATTAAAAAGTCGTTGTTGAAGATAATTGCTGACGCACTGAAGGAGGGTGAGTGATGAGTGCTGTAGATGACGCAAAAAAATACCTGTCCCTGCGACCACCTATGGAGAACAAAACAATTTTTGCTTTGCATCCAGATGTGCTTGTCGGGGGGCTGTTAGACGAAATTGAACGGTTGCGGGGAGCGTTACGGCTCATGCCAAAAACAATTACCGATGCCGCCGATGAGATTGAACGGTTGCGGGTTGTTGTGGAAGATGCTGTTGCATGGTGCGAAAGGCACGACAAAGAGCCTTATTGGCTTGACGACGCCCGTGCCGCACTGAAGGAGGATGAGTGATGGCATATATAGATCGTTTTAATCCACCTAACATGCATCATATTGGCGGCATCAATTATGTAATGATGACTGATTGCGCCAACATGGTGAAAGAGATTGAACGGCTGCGGGAGGCGTTACGGGAAATGGTAAATGAAAAATGTGAATACATGCACATTAACCATCTTGGTAATCCAGAAACAACACACACAATTAAATTAGCCCGTAAAGCACTAGTGGAGAAAAAGTGATGGAATGGATTTTGGTTCTTTATATTTATGCTGGCCCTTTTGCAAAAGGCGATTCAGTGACATTGGCAACTATACCAATGCAAAATCAGGAGGTCTGCGAAATTGCAGGTAAGGAAGCAGAAGTGCTTACGATCAATACAACTAAAATAACGAGGCATGTTTGTGTAAAGGTGAAGTGATGGACATTGTTGAACGGTTGCGGGAATTTGAATCTGTAAAAGATTATTGGGGCGATTGGGAAATTGCTAAAGAGGCCGCCAATGAGATTGAGCGGTTGCGGAAAAAGATAACCGAAATGGATGCTGACCGATTTATGAAAGATATTATAGGAAAGGCAAATTGGAAACAGGTTTGCAAAGAAAATGACAATATGCGGGAAGCGTTGAAGGAAATTGCTGATGCCCAAATTTCTGGCATTTTTGGCGATGTGGAAAACGTGCGATATGGACTGATCAAGCGTTATATCGTTTTAGTGGACAAGGCCCGTGCCGCACTGAAGGAAGGTGAGTGATGGCTATCATTAAACAACATCTTCCGAATTACGTCTCTATTGACCCCAAAGAAGCGGAGTTCGAAACGCTTGAAGACCTAATGAATGTGGGGTTCATTAAACAATGGACTGACAAACGCTGGGGAAACGCATTTCATCGTTTCAGCACCAGTTATGATCCTTGGTATGCGGAACATGGTTACGATGATTTTGTAACATTAATGGCTGAGCTGGATGGCGGAAAGCAGTGGTATGTCATAGGTTACATTTATGGGTTATCGCCAGAAGAAATTGGGCTTCCTAAATGGAAAAGAGCGAAAGGGAGTGAGTGATGGATATTGTTGAACGGTTGCGAAGTGCATCTATTTATAACCCGCATGAGGCGGAAAACCTGTGCGAAAAAGCTGCGGATGAAATTGAGCGGTTGCGGGAAGAATTAAAATGGAAAAATGATCACGTTGAGCGATTAGCAAAGGCAATGCACAAAATGGTTAAATCGGTGTTGTGATGGATATTGTAGAACGGTTACGGAAACGTGCTGCCACTTGGTTATCTGTTGGTTGGGGCAACAATGACATCTTTGATGAAGCCGCCAATACGATTGAACGGTTACGCGGTGTATTGCAGCAGATCGCAGACATTGAACATGAAGACATCCCAGTGCCTCAAACTTCTAACGAAGGCGTTACATGGACCGTTCTGGCGATGGCGGTTGGTCTTGCTGAAAAGGCACTGAAGGAGGGTGAGTGATGAAGTATCGTAAAAAGCCCGTTGTGATTGAAGCCGTTCAATGGAACGGGAGTAACTACGATGAGATCGGTGATTTCATGGGCCACTCATCTACTATGGAGTTCAATGGTTCTTTTGTGATCCCAACGCTGGAAGGTGACATGTATGCTTCTGAGGGTGATTGGATCATCAAAGGTGTCAAGGGTGAGTTTTACCCATGCAAGCCCGATATTTTTGAAATGACTTATGAGCCTGAAGTGCAGGGAGATAAGTGATGGATATTGTTGAACGGTTACGAAAGATTACCTCACTAGAATTTGTTGACATGAGCATCCCGACAGATGTTGCTGAAGCCGCCGATGAAATTGAACGGCTGCGCAATCGCCTTGAGAAGCCAACACCGGCTATGCTAGAGGCAGGCAGGGCGGCGAACAGGATGGTGGCAAGTAACGCGCTTGGGCTGGCCTGCATAGCACCGGATGCTGCATGGGCAGCTATGGCTAACCTTGTTTTATCGGAGGATAAATGATGAAAAACTGGACGTTAGCCAAGTGGCTAAAAGAGCTTGATGACCACGCCAAGAAGGATTTGTATTTTGAGATTAGCGGTTACGATGCGGGTCTTTTACGGGATCGGATCAACCGCCTGCAGGAAGAGAACGACCGCCAGAGGGAGAAAATTATGTTGCTCAATTCAGCCCTGCAGACAAAGCATGAAATGATTCGCGTACGGGAGACCCATAAATGAGACAGCCAACATTACTGGAGCTGGTACGGGCGCAGGCTCTGGCCCAGCAGCGCGGATATCTGGCGCGTGTCAAGAAGCTTGATAAAATCATCAAGCGCATGGTAGCGTCAGCTTCCTCCTAGACTTGGGGCCGCTCGAAAGGGTGGCCCTATTTTTTTATCATGGTCGTGTATTTTTTTGTTTGACATGAGTTTGGCGGCATGCCATAAAGATCAGGCGGGACACGGTGTCCCCCAAGATGGAGATTTAGATATGAAATACGATGAGCGCCACGGCGGACCATATGATCGCGGATCGGCAGACGCCTATTATCGTCGGGATTTTAATCCGCATTATTTTGAGGGTTCCAAACGGATCCCTATCGAGGCAGGCACACCAGAATACGCCGCATATCGTGAAGGCTATCTGCAACAAGAAGATTTCAAGGATTGGGGTTGATCATGACCGAAGATAAAAAGACTTGCTACGCCGAAGGATCCTATGCCGCCCGTACCGGCGAACTGTATGAAAGCAACCCTTACCGCTGGGGCGACTGGCTGCATGATTGCTGGGCCGCAGGCTGGATCGACGGCGCACAGCGGGTCTATACCGAGCTGAAGGTGACCCGGCGCGTTCTTGACAACATGGTCAATGAGCGCCGCGAATTGCAGGCCAAGTTGGAACAGGTAGAAGCCGAATATGACGCATTCGCAATTGAGATGGGGTATTGATCATGGCAAACGCAAAAACACGTACTGTCACCCTCCGCAGCATCATTACTAATGCCGCGTTCCGCAAAGGCTATGAGGAGGCCAAGAAAGGCTTACCACTGGCCGCTGACGGCTTTGATTACAAAACGGTGTGGCAGTACGAGCGCGGACGCCAGTTCGCCTTCTGCTACGACGGCAGGCTCAAGGAAGGCAACCGCGTCAGGATGGATGCGCTTTATGCCCTTGGTGGGGCAATGAATGCGGGGCACGTTCTTTAAGAGATACCCACCCCGGTGGTGTTCCCTGCAGCCGCGACAGTAACGGGCAAGCGTTGAAGGCGCTACAAGGGTCGGTTCCAGAACTGGGAATGGGTGTTGTTATGTAACTGGTGAAACCGACCAAACTGTCTAGGGGGCCGTTTAACGACGGCCCCCTTAGCTTTATGGGGCAGGGGCTATGGCTAGCACACACTCATGCGCATCCATTGTCTTAAGCCATGCCCCCCGTGCAGCATGGCAGCATTGTGTCCTAACAAACGGACGTATCAGCCGCTCGACCAAGCCGCGAACACAAGGCAGCAGGGCCAACTAGTCCGAGGGCAAACTTGTAAACAATCCTTACAAGTTGCGGCCCTCATCTTTGTATCGGAGCAGTGGGGTTGAACCCACATCGCCTGCCAGTAGGTGCAGGAACTTGCTTAGACGATGCCCCGAATAGATGGTGAAGAGGGTTGGATTCGAACCAACTCCGTTTCTATGTGCCGGATTTACAGTCCGGTGCCCATCCGCCGTCTGAGCAGCCTCTTCGAATAGATGGTCAAAGTGGTAGGATTCGAACCTACGGCCCTCTGGTCCCAAACCAGATGCGCTACCAGACTGCGCTACACTTTGAAAAACTCATGCCCACCAGCAGTGTGCGTCTGCAGGAACATGCCGGGGAGTTCTTATTCCTCGTCTTCGCTATCGTCAAGCTCGACAAGCTCGTCTTCGCCGTCCTCGCCCTTTACAAGCACCAGAATAGGCTTGTTGAAGGCCTCGGTCATGTTGTCGTAGTCCTCGCAGAGCTCTTCGAAGCTGTCGCCAATGGCGCTGGCGTCTTCCTCTGACCAGAACTCGATGTCGCCTTCGCTGTCGTAGAAGACTTCACGGATGACGAAAACGTCGGACGAGAACAGGACATCTTCTCCGGCTGGGATCATGATAACGCGGTAGTTCCAAGTCATGGGTTTAGTCTCCTTAATGGGGGCTGCTGGGGTAAGAAGGTAGTTGAATCTGAAGGTAAGCATGGGGTTTCTCCGTTAGCTGACCAAATATGCCATAGGCGTGTGACGATTTATAGATACGTCTTAACTTATACGGATTTATTTAAACCTATGAAAACTAAGTTATTGAATTTGCTTATAAAAATGCAAGTTACTTGTTGGAAATGTCACTTATGGCCACTTCCTGATATACTGTTATTGGATACACCCTATAGACACTCTCAAAATAAATTAGAGATATAAAGATACACTATAGCACCCTCTGAGATATAAGAGAGAGTTATAATAATAATTATAAATAATAATAATAAGTAATAATTAATTAATAAGAAGAAGAGCAAAATCAAGGACTTACGACAATCGGTTGATAAAATGGTTTAAGGATAGTCATTGCATATCTAAACTAGGCATAAAAAAACCCGCCATTACTAGCGGGTTTTTATTGTTTGTTTTCAATGGGTTCGTTTGATGTAAATCTTGTCTCCCACGGTTTTGGTTTGAAACTTCCTACCAGATTGGTGGCCATAGACATGAGCGTATGCCCTGAGCTTGTAGTCGAGGCCAATCGAAATGATCTGACCGACCTTCATGTCCTTGAATGGTCGATACGCACGTTCAAAGTTGATTTCCATTGCATGTCTCCTTTATTGCAATACAATAAATGCATTAATTAATAATAATATACAAGTCAACTCATACTTGTCACGTAGGTGCGATGTGTGTATAACCTGTCAGAACAGGAGATATAAATGGCGAAACGCGGACCACCACGGCTGATGAACGACGGCATGAAGGCTTATGTCTGTGAGCAGATCGCGATTGGGCGTTCGGCGACTGATATCTGCGCGGATGCGGAAGTGGGGCTTGATTACCGCACAATGAACCGAGAATTGCATCGCGACCCCTATTTTATGTCAGAATACGCCCGTGCGCGTGAATTAAGCATCGAGCCGCGCGTTGAGGAAAACGAGGCAATCCTGCGCGGCATTGGCGAGTGGAAAGACGTTGCATGGGATATCCGCAAGGAACTGGTGAACGAGCGCCGGTGGCAGGCGATTCGCTTGGCCCGGTTCCGGTATGGCGAGAAGATCGACGTCAACGCCAACATCAAGGTGGTCGAAGGCCGCGTGATCGAGGCGGAGGCTTTGGACATGGATCAGCTTCTGGCGGTGCGGGAAGCTCTGGTAGCAGCAATCGAGGGGCCAGATGAAGACGAAATGGAAGATTAAGTGGGTCGGCTTCGGCTGGCGCACATGGTGGCGGAAGAACGCATACTCTGATTGTTGGCAGGATATTCAATATTGGCGCTTCGGGCCAATCAGGATTGAAAAGTGGATAGAAAAGGAGAATAACGATGTATAAACGCGCAGAAGAACTATTTGAGATTTATTTGAAGAAAGCCCATCCAGATGTGCAAATTGGCTGGGACAACCTAGCCGATGCGACAAAACGCGCTTGGTGGGAAGTCGCCTTAGCTGAAGCCAAGTTGGCCGATCATTTGGCCGATGTTTGGAAGGTTGAAATTGACCGTCTGAAGACCGAGATGGCCACGATGGTCAAGCGCAAGCATTACAACGACGCGATCAAGAGCCTCGCAACCTGCCAGCAGCAGATCGAGACGCTGGTTGTGGAGCTTCGCAAGCACGATCCTGACAGCGCGATTGCACACGATGCGGCCATCGTCATGGACCTGATCGAAGTCATGATCGTGCTTAACCCCGACATGCAGACTGAGGACTGGAAGGCTGATCAGAAGGTCAAGCAGGACAGGCGTGACGCCGAGTATCGTGTTGCCGAGGAGAAGCGCCGCGCCGTTGTGCAGGCAGCAATGTGGAAGGATGAGCCAAGCTATAGCGACGGCTGGGAAATGGCAGACAAAGTAGCCCAATCATTCAGCGAACGGTACAAGTGGACCAAGGACAATGTCGGCGGCGCTGTCGGCAAGGACTACAAGCCATGAGGAAGACGATCTCGTATATCAACGCATTTAACGAGTGGCTGGCGCGACATACTGTCACAGCCATGTCGTCGATGGCTTGCGTCTATGCGTTCACCGTCTGGTCGCTGTTGCCGACGCTCGACAAGGGCTGGGAGCAGATCGTCTTCTATGTCAGCGGGGGAGTTATTCAGCTCGTGGCATTACCCTTGATCATGGTGGGCCAGCGGCTTGAAGGCAAAGACAACGACCGGCGCTCGAAGCAGGATCACGAGATGCTAAAGCGGATCCTAAAGCACTTAGAGGATGGAAAATCATGATCAGCCTCTTGACCGCTCAAACCATCGACCGTGCGATCACGCTGTATTCGGTGTTCAACCAGCACCAAAGCCCAGCGATCCCGTACCATCTTCTCACACGAGCGCAAAGGCGGGGCTGGGAAGCCGTCGCCGATTTCATGGCCATTGACCGTACCGAGATCGGAATGATGGAAGACATCAACACCACGCTCCGTGACCGGCTGTGGGCCATCATGCAGCAATGCGCCGACCAGCTCGGCGTTGACATCGAAGTGGATCGCTACTGATGATTACGCACGAGGAACTGAGCCAGAAACTGTACGAGGCCTATCGGGCGCAGGTATTACGAGAGAGAGATTTTACATTGCTTGAATGGGATGAGCGAGATCTTATTTACAAACGAATTTGGTCTGCCGTGGCCGATGCTGCATGGGAGCATGTCGAGGGCGAAAACGCGATCTGGGCTCAAGACGTTTCGCGAAAGGAAGAGGAACTTCGCGAACTGCTTGTCGAGTTCATGAACCGTGCGGAGGTATTGATCGGGTGACCTTCATGATGCTCGACGGCCAGAAGATTAACCTTGACGCCTCGCGGTTCGCGGTCGAGAAGCGCATGTGCGAACTCTCGTTCGTCGAGTACATCAAGCAGGCTTGGCACGTCATCGAGCCCGGCCAAGAGTACAAGCACAACTGGCACATCGACGCCATTGCAGATCACCTGACCGCCATCACCAACGAGATGATGATCGACGATGAGCGATATTACGCCCGTTTACTGATCAACGTCCCGCCGGGCGCGATGAAGTCCCTGCTTTGCAACGTGCTGTGGCCCTCGTGGGAATGGGGGCCGCGTGACATGCCCTACCTGCGCTATGTCTGCGCCTCCCATAATGTGGACCTCGCCATCCGTGACAGCACCAAGATGCGCCGCCTGATCCAGTCCGAATGGTATCAGGAACGCTGGGGCGACCGCGTCACGCTGACCGGCGACCAGAACGCCAAGACCAAGTTCGAAACCACGGCCAGCGGGTTCCGGCAGGCCATCGCCATGACCTCGATCACCGGATCGCGCGGCGACCGCGTCATCATCGATGACCCGCATTCAGTCAACAGCGCCAACTCCGAGGCCGAGCGCCAGACGGTCACCGAGACCTTCGAACGCGCCATCCCCACCCGACTTAACAACCCCGACAAGTCGGCCATCGTGGTGATCATGCAGCGCCTGCACGAAGAAGACGTGTCCGGCATCATCATCGAGAAGCAGATGGGCTATGACCACATCATGATCCCGATGGAGTACGACCCCGACCGTGCGGCACCCACGATGTTGGGATGGCAAGACCCCCGCACCGTCAAAGGGGAGCTGATGTTTCCGAACCGGTTCCCCAAGTTCGTGGTGGAACGCGACAAGAAGATCATGGGCACCTACGCCGCGTCCGGCCAGTTCCAGCAGCAGCCGACACCGGAGGATGGCGGTATCATCAAGCGCAAGCACTGGCAGTTGTGGGACGACCCCAAATTCCCGCCGTTCGATTACATCATCGGATCGCTGGACACCGCCTACACCCAGAAGACCGAGAACGATCCATCGGCCATGACCGTCTGGGGCATCTGGACGGATGACCCCAAGACCCATGCCACCCGCATGCTGGGCAAGAACGGCTACCACATTGTACGTACATACGACGAGAAGGAAGTCCCGCCTCGGATCATGCTGATCCATGCTTGGCAGGAACACCTCGAAATGCCCGACCTGATAGCCAAGGTCAGCGAAAGCTGCCAGAAGTGGAAGGTGTCCAAGCTTCTCATCGAAAACAAGTCTGTGGGTATGCCAGTTGCCAGAGAGCTAAGAAGGATGTATGCAGGGAGGGATTTCGGCGTCCAGCTCGAAGACCCCGGCTCTATCGACAAGATG